ATTTGGTCGATTTTTACCTGTGGCGGATAGATTTTTTTCCATTTTGTATATTTATTCGCTCTGCCAAAAACATTACGAAGAAGTTTACAAAATGATTTATTTAGTTCGATGGCTTTTAGCTTTGGAAAATGCTTCATGAGCCAAGGATGAATTCTACTAAGGAACAAGTATAAGTAATGCCAAGTGTAGTATTTTTTAGAAATGATCTCTTTTTCTGTGCGATAGGTGAGGGTTAAGTAATCCTTAATTGCGCCACAAAGATCATCAACGATTTTCTCCCACCCTTGAGGAACCCAAATTCCGCATGGGCACTCTGTTTCTCCAAGTTCGTTCTTGTAAAACAAGCTTGGGTATTTGTTCATTAAACGTGTTGAGAAATCTTCCATATTAAAGTTTGTATGAAATTAGCCGAATATAATCGCCGAGATTAATAATCTTGCGTGAGACTAGACCTAAAAAATTGCCAAAAGCTCTCTGCATTTTACCCCTAAAGGTTTTTCCAAATTTAATGGATTCTGATACTTCTTTTTGAAATTTTGCTAAGCGCTCTAATCTTTCTGCTGAATTCGTCTCTTCATATTTTACTAGAGAGGTTTTTTGCAAAACTCCATCAATAAATACAAAATCCATTTCAATCCAAATATCAACTGTTTCGGACTGTAAAGAGTCGTAAGCATTAATTGTGCAGGTTTTATTGTATGGAATTTTTTCTTTTGAAATCGGTTCCAAGAAGCCTCCAAAAGGGCCGTTTTCCTCAACCCATCTTTTTTCGACTTTCTCCTCAAAAAGCTTACCTTCTTCAATAAAGAAATTTGACAATAAACAGTCAAAATCTTTGGTTTGCCAACCAAGTTCGTTTTCACCCAAAAGGGTTAAATATTTGTCAACTTTGGGGTCCGTTCCTTGAATAACGGATTTGTTAAAAATGATAGTGTCAAAAAGGCCCATTTTTTTTATTAGTTAAAGTTTGGTTCTCTCAAAAGATTTTCGATCTTTTTAATGTTGTCAATGATAGCATCGTCACTCATTGCAATGCGACCATAATAAATGCCTAAACAGGGAGAATAAAATTGCTCATAGTATTCCTTTTTCTTTCTCATGATTTCGAGATCGGTTTGTAATTGACTGATTTGGTCTTTGAGTATTTGTTCGTCCATATTAATCTATAAAATAGAAATTAGAAATTGTAACTGGAATGCTATAGCGGTCTTTTGTTCCGTCTGGAATGAAGATTTCGTTTGCTTCATCTAGCCAACCAGTTTGGCCATAATTAATGTCTCTTTCGTTTTTGCCAGTGTAAACAGCGCGTCTCATTTTATCGTTTAAAAATAGTTGTAAAAAATGGTTCTTTAACAGAAAGAGCAGCAATTAGCATGATGATAAAACAGATGATGGTGTCCATTCTTTAATGTAGCTCTCTTTTGGAGAGAGTCAAATGTTTTGATAAGGTTTTTCGCGAAACCATTTTGTCAAAATAAACTTTTCGCCCTCTTCGACTGGCATGCCCCAATGCTTTGATTCGGGAATGTTAGAACCGTCTTTGGTGTTTTGCCACAAAATCATTGTGCCAGTTTCGGGTTTTGTTTCTAAATCTATTTCTGTGAATTTAGTGTGTCCACCCTTGGGAGTGTCATTCAAGTAGATCATGGCAGTCCAAGTGCGGTTTCCATGTAGTTCCAACTCTCGTCTTTGCTGTTCTGTCAAAGGAAAGAAAGAATCAAAATGAGGTTTAAATTCTTCGCCAACTTTATAGTATTGGCCCTGAATTTGTTCGCTGTATTTTTCTGGAATATTAATGATTTTTGAAATTGCATCTTCGATTTCATCAATCACAGGATCAGACTTGCGAAACAAATGAGCAGTCGAGCTTGTGCGAAAGTCAGAAATCTTACTGCCTCCATTGTCGTAGTCAATCACAGAAGACTTTTGACAGCGATTCCTGATGACTTGAATCATGCGAACGCACTGGTCTTCTGTTAGGGCGTTTTTGATTTTAAAGATATTTAATTTATCAGACAGCTTTTCTGCGCCAAATTTAGTTGTTAAATTCTCGATTTCAAGAGCAGGGGGCGCGTCTTTAATTTTTTCAAGAATGTCTGGCATGGAGAATTCTGTGATAATCAAGCTTTCATCAAAGCCTTTTTCAAGTAAAATCTGTGCTAATTCTCGTTTTTGAGAACCTCTACGAACATTATCCCAAATCCAAAACTTCCAAGAATCGTCAAAGCTAGTCTTTTTCATATTAAACATACGATGCTCAAGGTGTAAGTATTACTGTGAAAATAGATAAGAAAGCTCGCTCTATTTTAAACTCTTTTCCAAAAGATGTTCAAGACTATTTTCAAGAAATCAGCGAAAAATGTAAAAAACACCAAGTCAAATTTCGCGTGTCGAGTGGGTGCAAGGTGTATTCTGGTAGTGGAAGTTGCGGCGGTTTCTTTTCCGACTCTCATAAAGAACTTGCAATTGCAATCAACAGCCCTTTGAAATGGGTGATTGCTATTCTTGTTCATGAGGATTCTCATTTTGACCAGTGGCTCAATCACCAATCAGATTGGCACGATCCAAAAGTTTCCCGCAATATAACTTATTTTTTTGATTGGCTATCGAAAACAAAAAATATTAAAGACCCAACAGAGAGCGTCAAATCTGTGATCTCTCTTGAGTCTGACTGCGAAAGACGGTCCATTAAAAAAATAAAAAAGAGATGGTCGCACATTATTTCGCCAGAAAATTACGCTCAGTCTGCTAATGCTTACATGTTTTCCTACTTGTATATGGCTCATTCGCGCAAGTGGATTTCTAAAAGCGTAAATATTTATAGCAAATGTTTTTACAGAAATTTCCCGCAAAAAATCCTTGGTAAGTTTGAAGCATTATCGGAAAAATATTTCGAACTCTTTCGTAAAAATGATAAAAATGCAAGGGCGGCTCCAAATAGAGCCGCCCTGCGTCCTACAAACCGAAGTCTATAAGAGGGGTATTATTTATCTTTGGCCTTGCCAACATTGAGAGCTAGCCAATCCACAATCTTGTAGAGTTTGCCAACCCAATTGTTGTCTTTGGGAGTAGGTGTGAGTGCAGCAATAGCAGAAGCTGCTGCAACAACAGCAGTAACAGCGTGAACAAGATCAAGTTGATGAGTGAGAATCCAAGTAATCATACTACTCTTTACACTTTTGATCGAGCCAAAAATTTACTATTTTTAGGAATGATTTATCTGATCTTTTTTCGCATAATTCTTTGATCTTTTTTAAGTGATCGCGTGAGCAATCTTTGAGCATCACAAAAGAAATGGGTTCATCGCCATTAATTCCAAACGTTCCCCAGATAGAGTTTTCAGCTTGCCACTCAAAACTTTCAGTGTTTGGGAATTCTTCGGGGCTTAGAATTTTTACTTCATTATAATTCCAAACTCCGTATTTTCTTTTTTCGCCGAAATTTTCCCTCCAATCATTATAGAGTTCTGCAAAAGTTTGTGGAACCTCAAACCAAATTTTTACTCCCCAAAATCTACCATAAGGTTCTGAATCTCCAATATTGGGCTGACCACCATCAGCCATGATATAGTCTGCTCCCTCTCCTACTGTAATGTAGTCATAGCGAGCGACAGATGCGACAATCTGTTTGTAGTTCGTGAAGCCTTTTAGTTTCATATTATTTTTTAATTAATTCAGAGCATTTATGCACCCATTTTCCATTTTCATAAAACCAAGTATTAAGTGGAGAGCCTATAGGGAAGATTATTAAGCGTTCACCACATTTTTCACATTTATGCAGTTTATCAAAATCTAACATATTATTTGATCTAATATAGCTTAATATCCAAAAGCGTCAAGTGTGTATTTGAAGGGATTGCCTTCAATATTTTTAACGAGTTCGAGCATAGCTGTAACTAATTCTCTAGTTTCTTGTTGAGCATCTTTTTTTAGGCGAAGACTGCACAGGTGAATAAAAGCTTGTAAGCTGCCAGTCCAGATAAATTTGGTTTCTAGTGCAAGAGGAAGATGAATTCTGCATTGTTCTTTAGCGATGCCAAATTCACTCATTTCATTGTAAACTTTCTGAGCTTGTTCAATTACAGAACGCATCTTAGAAAGAAAATATTCATTTTTATCTTCGGGAATGTCGCCAGCACTTCCTTGTTTACTGTCTTGAGATTGAAAACGAAGTTTTTCAGGAAGCCAGTAAGAGTCAGAAAAATCTACATATCTGCCGCTAATGCTATTACGCGCCCAGCCAATTTGATGAGTAAATAATTGGCGTTCTACAAAAATAGGACACTCAATTCTAAATTGAAGTTGTGGGTGTCTAAAAGGAGAAGTGTGCCCATGTTTAGCAAGAAAATTAATAAGCTTTGCGTCTTTTTCTCCAAGCTCTGCACTCTCTTTGTTATAGGAAACTCTAGCGATATTTGCGATCATTAGATCGCTGCCGAAATGATTAAGTAATTCTGCTTTCATTTATTTTGATTTCTACAATTATTCATGATTTATTAATTTGGGATTTTCTTCTAAAAGATATGAGACAATGTTAACGCATTCTTCTGCACTGAAATTAGTTTTCCAATCACAAACTTCACAAATAGCCTCTACTTCTTGCATGTATAGTTTGTATAGTTCTTCTTTATTGATTTTCATGTCCACATGTATTCGCGATAGTCAATCATTTGCTTGAGGATGTTAGAGTCAGTTTCGCTAATAAGTTTCTCCATTTTATTAAGCTCTCCATAGAGTTCTTCATAGGATTTGCTTTTTTGAAGGTCTGTAAGAGGATGCGAAGGATGAAGAGTATTTGCTTGCGATTCACAGTTTGGTTTACCAACAGTAATCCAATGAGCGGAAGAATCAAGCCAGTTCTTGAATTCACGATGCTGCGGTGTTCCATCCCAATTAACAAAAGACTCATCAGCCTCTTTTTTAAAGCTGAGAATCATTGCAAAATTAACATCAACAACAAGACTACTAATGTCAGCCCAAGTGCGGGGAATTGCTTTACGAATTTCTTGATGCTTAGGAAAGAAAAAGCATTGAATCTTATATTTGAAATCTTCGATTCTGCGCCACATGATGCTAAAATACAGGCGAACATCCTCTCGAAAGAAGTATTGGATTGGATAATCTTTCTTTGTTTGCTTTTCCCAAGCGCTCCAGCCTACAGTGTCATCGCGTGGGTTCCATTCGAGGCTGCGGGGCTTTTTATACCAGAGGTCTTTATTCATATTTGAATTATGCAGAGATTTTTTCCTTTGTCAATTCGCGAATGCGGAAAATAGCTAAATCTTTAAATTTTAATTCTGTATCCCAATAAACATCGCGGCCAAAACTATTAGGAATTGAAGCTGGCATATCAGCATGCTTGCGAGTGCCGTCAATGCCCTCGCTGTAATGAAACAGTGGAGTGGTTGGCCAAGTATCATAAGCAAGATTGAAGGCTTCTTCGGCAGTCAAATCGTCGTGCAAAATACTATGATGCAATGAATCATAAGTGACAGGAATCTTGCGCGAATTATAAAAGTACTTGATAAGATTCTTGATGCCCCAAACACCTTTGGCATTGTCATTGTTTTCGAGCACAAGACGCTTGCGGATATTGTCTGGCAATTGGTCGTAAACTCGCAGAACATTGTCTGCAATGGTTTGAGGATCGCCATCTTTGCGCACATGTATGTTAAGAGGCGAACGATAGTCTTGCGGCAAATCAAGCAGGTCAAAAATCTCTGCATGCTGCTGTAGGTCAAGAATGCTGTTGTTGATGCAGTCTTGATTGCTGGAAGATAGCGTGATGTATTCGCTTGGGTGCGCTGACAAACGAATCGGATGAGAAGAGAGCGACTGCTTGATTGAATTGCAAACAGCAACAATGCTTGCGTAATTAGGCAAGTCTGCAATGCGAAGCAACACATCTTTGTGCGTTAGAACTGGAGCAAGAGAAGATGAGAGACGATAGCCTTGAATATTATTCAGTTGGCAAAAACGAATAGTATTGAGTGTCATCTTGAAATTATGCAAGATTCGCTCGGAAAGCTCTTGTATAGCAACGTTACGAGGCAGTTTGGCAAACTGCGTGTAAGTCATGGAGCGAAAATTCTGCCCGTTGTCAGACAGTGTTTTTGAGATGCAGCAAAGTGATAGGTTCATGGTTTACAATACCACTCTGCTGCTCCTTGTCAAGACAAGATTTTTTCAGGATCGCGTTCTCTTGAACCATGAGCAAAAGAAGTCCAAGATTCAAAATCAATTAAAAACAATTCACCACTATCAGATTCAACCACATTCTTCCAACGAATATCGTTATGATGTACACCATAGGTATGGATCAATTCATGATTCATTTCTTGAATGCGAGTTTTAAATTGTTTTCTCTCTTTAGGAGAGTACCTTAAATTTAAAGAATGCCCTTTATATTCAGTAATAATTAATTTATCATCAATTGAACTCTGAATCATTTTAGGCACAAATGGGCAAAAAATTAATTTTTTATAAGCTTGAATTTCGCGAAAAGCCTTGTTCTCAGTTTTAAGAAACTTAAAAATTAAGTTTTGTCCTTCTCTTTCATGAAGTTCGACTCTTTCTGTAGAAACTCCAGCTTTAAAAATGCGAATCAACATATTTAATAATTAGGCTGCGAACAAAGAATATGATTAATTTCTTCTTTGATTTTTTTAATAATTCTATGTTTGGCAATATAAATAGCGCTAGAATTGATCTTATATTTAAGCATTAGATTTTCATTTTTTAAATCATTAAAGTACAAATCATTAAAAATCATATAGTCTTTGCTTTTATGATCTCTGCCTAGATTTTCAAAAGCTTGCATGAGAAGCTCTCTCTGATAAGATTTTTCTTGCGAAGCATGAAAATCTTGTTTTTCATCAGGATGCATTTCCATCAAAAGGTCATCGCCGCTGGTGATTCGCTTGTTTTTCCTTTGATTGCGGCGAATAATGTCCACCATGCGCCACTTGGCGAATGTTGTTACCCAAGAATGAATCTTGCCTTTGGCAGAGTCGAACTTGTTTTCTTTGAAGTAGTTTGCCATTGAAACAAACACTTCTTGCACAACGTCATCAACGTCCTGTGAAGGCAGCTTATAGGAGTAAGCTAATGATCTTAGATACTCATTAAATTGAGTAAAAAAATCATTCCAACCTTGGCTGTTCCCCCAATCGGAAAGCTCTTGTTCTTTGAATTCGCTCATTGATTGGAATTGTGTGGTCTAAATTTAGAAATCTCGTCTTGAAGAACAGAGTATTTTTTGTGAGAATGCCAGATTTCTGTGACATCTCCGCTGACGTATTTGCCTTCTGTTGTAATCACAACAGACTTTGGGGGCAGAAATAATTCTGGAGGTTGCTGATTAAATTCCCTATCGGGAATGGGTTTTGTCTGGCAACAGCCACAAGCAAGTAGAATAATAGTTAACTTTTTCATTTTTTGAAATCTGTTAAGAAAGAGTGCATTTTTTGCTGCTCTTCAATAATTTCTTCGTTTAGATTGTCAGCTTTCTTTTGAGCTTGCGAGTTTGGAATGTTTCTTACCTTGTCTCTCTCGCTTGAGAGTTTATCAATTCTAGAGTCAAACTTCTCTAGAACATCAAAAAGAAAAGATTTATTACGCAGCTTGAGGTATTCGACCCCAAGCTGCAATAACAAAGGAATTGCATCCAGTATTTTCACGAATGCTTTTTAAGCGCGTTAAAAATAGTCTTTTCCTCTTGACCAGCCTCACACTCACAGATGTAGCCGCCAATGTGCTTAGCGCAATCCATGGCCCAAACATACGCATCAGCGAAATACTGATCGTAAGAAGCTTGATGATCGCCTTTTTGATTATAAACTGAATACCACTTAATACCTGATTTCTTTTGCATGTTATTGTTCGTTATTGCTTGTTGCTTGTGCTCATTTTGATAAGGGAATCGTGAATCATGTGACGAGTTTCCCAGTCAATGATGCGTTCATTCTCGTCTTTTGGTAGCTCGGAAGTTACCTGCTCCAAGTTCAAGCCAAATGCTGAACAAAGAGCTTTGATCTTTCGAAGAACGCCGATTTCCTTATACTTTAAGACTGCCCAACAGAGGTCAATCTGTTCTGGCTTGCTTTTTTCAATTGCCTTGGCAAGAGTATTGCTCATAGGGATTTTTTTATTTATTTGTTTTTGTTTGTGTTTACTGTGGTGCTTATTATTCTACAATAGTAAGGATTTTTGTCAAGGCTTCTTTTGATTCTTCTAGCGCTTTTTCTTTCCAACTGTTTAGACAATAGCTTTTAATTTCAGAAAGAAGGAACTGGGTTTTCCCAACTAATTCTTTTTCATTATCAATGATGCAATAAGAAGGTATGTCATAACCAGACATGGAAATGGTATTTTTACAGCTATAGTCGAATAGAGTAAGAACATTATAATTGAGAGCTTCGTAGAATCGGTTAGCCAAACCATTATAGTTGTGGTGGTTAATTTCATCCTCAATGTAGAGGCTAGTCTGGAAATTAGAGAGTCCTTCTTTTGACCAGTTGATGCGGTCAATAAATGGCCCGCTGACTCCAATTGTGTTAAATTTTTCACGATTTTTTTGATGTGTTGAAACGGTTACTTTGCCCTTTAAGTATTTACGAAAGGACGGTTCACGATTTTTACGAAAAGAACCGTAATAAATGCAACCTTGCTTTTCGGCAATTATTTCTTTTGGATTGAAAATCAAAGAGTTAAGATTGACAAAATTCCAACCATTCAAGTATTTTTCAACGATTTTTGAAATACTTGGCCCATGATTAGAGATAACCTCATAGCGGCGACCTTCTTTAATTCCAATCCAGAGTGCTCTTGGCTCTCCTAAATTATATTCGTTAGAAATATAAAAGATTTTTGCTTCTGGGCTAGCCTTTAGCCAAGCATAGTCAACATAAGAGTAGTGACTTGCATGATTGAAGATGATTCGATCATAGCCACTTTTAATGCTGTCATTAACTGTTGGGTAGCTCCAGATGAGGTCTGCCTCATGACCACTTTGAATCAAGAAGTCTTTGATCTTTTTGGCGTTTAACCAGTGCAAGTTTTGAGGTTCTTTTATTGAACCCTTGTGAGAATCAATGATTAAGTATTTCATTGAGGAAAGAATTCAATTGCCAAACGGCCCAAAGAATCTTCGATGTGAGCATAGCCTTCGATGATAAAGCGATCCTCAATCAAGAGCGTCTTGTAAATTTCAAATGGAAATTCTCCGCGATCAGGAACTTTCACATAATGCAGGGTGTTTCCATCAAAAGAGATGCTGCAATTTTCGAATTCTTTTTCCATCCAATCCAAGTGGGATTTGTTATTTGCCCCAATTATTTTAATTTTTCCAGTCATTTATTATTTTAATATAGATATTTGAAAGTGTCAATGTCTTTTTCAAAAATTTTTTCAATTATCTTTTTCGTGTTCGAATTGTAATAATCTTTATAATCTGATCTTTTGCTTGAATTTTCGTGAGGAATATCAGCAGTGATGTGTTTTATTTCGCAAGCATCAAGCATTTCTTTAAAATCATTTTTAAGATTTTCAAAACGCAAAATAAAGTTTGGCTGAAATGCTCCGTTGAGCCATTCAATTTGTTGATGAGTGCCAAGAAAGTCTTTTGTGTTATTCGCGTGATTTTCTTCCATAATTTCGCAAAAATCTTCAAAAGCAATATCGTTAGAATAATTGTACAAATCTCCAAGCTTATTTTCTTTGGCAAATTGAAACATGGACACTGCTCGATCAAAAGGATTTCTCACAATAGCAAATGACATGTAATTTTTAACTAAGTTACCAAAAATACCATAAATTTCATTTGGTTTGGCATGCGTTGGAGAAAAGCATTTTTTATAAAGTTTATTTTTAAATAAAGCGTCATTAAAAATTTTCTCATGCTTCTTAATTAAATTAAAATCACCAAGATGAGAATAAATAGAAGTACTGGCATTTTTAGGAATGCGAATGAAAATCACGCTCCAAATCCATTTATGACTACATGGAGTAAACTCTAGCATTTTGGCCAAACTTTAAATTTTAAGTTATCAAAAATATCAGAGAACTTGATGATTGAAATCTCGTCTTTGCGACCCTTGCGTTGATATATCTTGTAGAGAGCGTTTTTTGACGCATCTACGCGGCTATCTTGGTCAACTAGCTTGAGGCAAAGCTTCCATAGGGCAGAGCGATTAACCATGATAAAATCATTCTCTCTTTCAAAAGCAATGAATTCTGCGGCTCCAATTAACCATCCAGCATTGCCTGCGACATTTAAAAACTCAACCCAAATCAAATCATCGCTTGTCTCAGAATCGCTTCTTTTGATTTTTTTTCTAGCTTTAATGTCTATTGAGTAAATAGGATAGCCCTCTTTTGAGAGAAACACATCAATGTGTGAGAGTTGCTGCTTGCGATCCGCTTGAACAGCTTTCCAACCTTGTTTTTCCGCGATTGAAGTGAACAAGCTTTCTGCGTCGTGTCCTTTCTCGGAACACTCTCCTGTTCTGTCAAAGCGATTACGGTATTTCATAGATGAGAAAATCTTGGATTACTTTGAAATCAAAAATTCTTTGAATTGTTTTTATGAATTTTTCTTTTTTATGTTCGCGATTGATGTTTCCCACGATATATTGTACTCTATATTTGCTTTTTAGCAAGTTTAAAATATCAGCTACTGCATTTTTTAAGATGGGGAGCGAAGACTCCGAAGCTGCAAAAACAAGTTCGCAGTATTCTGATTGTGGTTTTTGTTGAATCATTTTCTCCAAACTCTGCGGTATATATAAAGAATTTAGTTGTAAATCAAAAGCTATAAAGACCAAAATCTCTCCCGTGTTTTCATTTCGTGCGTAAATTATTGGGCCTGTTTCAATTAGTCCGTCAAAATAGTCAACTAACTCTTCTCTTTTACCAGAAGAGGTCTTAGCCTTTACGGGGAAAGGCGTTGATCTCTCATTAAAACGCAAGTAAAGTTCAAACAGTTTTCCCTGCTCAGAGAAATCTCCTAAAAATTCGTGTAATTTATAGTTTAAATAGTTATTATTTGTAGTCATGCCCATCAACAACAAAGTTTCTAAAGACTTACTTGATTTAGAACCAACAGCCGTATTAGAGTTTTACAAAATCTATTATGATACGGTTAATGAGCCTGACTCTTTCTTTCCATTTCATCCTTGCTCAAATGGTTTAGAAGGAAAAATTGTTTTTAATAATACTGCTTATGTTCCTTTGGCTGTTGAAGTCGAGGATTTTGAATCAAATATTTTCAATAGAATTAGTCGCCCAAAAATTAGAATCAGTAATGAGGATTTGATTATTAGTCAAGTCTTGCGTCGAAAAAATGATTTTAAATTTGCCAAGCTGGAAAGAACTAAGATTTTTGTCAAGTATATTGACGACGTAAATTTTGAGGGAGGGATTAATCCTTATGGAGTAGCAGACCCAAATTCAGAAATTTCTCGCGACTCTTATGTGATTTCTCAAAAAACTCAGGAAAACAAGTCTCTTGTAGAGTTTGAATTGACTGCTCCATTTGACTTGGAAAACTTTTCCATTCCTGGGAGATTGGTAATGGGAAGATATTGCTATTGGCAGTATCGTGGTTTGGGATGTCATTATTTTGGCCCTCCAGTTTGCCAAGAAGATGATTCTTCATTTACTTATGTTCCAAGAGGCTCTTTTAACTTTGAGAGCACAAACAATGAGTGGCGCTATGGAATTACTTATGATGTTGGAGCTATTGCGTATGTTTCAACACCTAAAGACCCATTTAGAACTTGGTATGTTTGCAAAGAAAAACATCTATCCTCTGAAAATAATATACCTGGATTAGATAACGTGCCTTGGGAAAAGGATGGATGCTCCAAGTCTATTGGCGCATGTAAAAAGAGATTTTACAATCAATCAATTACTTATGGTGGTATTCCTGAAAACCCTTTTGCTCCGATAAATTCAGTTTACAATCCTGTTCCTAGTGAACAGACAGCCGATACAACAAAATTTTATTTGCCATTTGGAGGTTTCCCAGCAACAGACAATTATAAATATGGACAATCCTTTCTTAGAAAATAAAAGTTTTAAAAAACTTCTTCAATCTGTTCGTGAGCACTGTGATAGATATTTTTCTTTAGAGTGTTGCGGCTTTATTGGCAAAAAAGATAAAAGCTATATCGCTCAATTTGTCAGCAATCGCTCTCCAAATCCAAAAGACTTTTTTTGCGTTGATCCTCTTGATTATTTAAAATTCAAAAAAGAATATGAGTTTATTTCACTGTTTCACTCTCATATCGTCGGTGACGAATCATTTTCAGAGATGGACATTTCTAATGCCGAAGCTACATGTCTTCCTTCTATTGTTTATTCTTTGGATACAAAGAAATTTGCTATTTATGAACCAAATAATCACGAAGTAGATGTAAATACTCTAAAGAAGGTAAAAGGTTATTTATGACAGAAATTCATTTACATGGTATTTTAGGGCAAAAATATGGAAAATTGCATAAATTTTCTATTAAAGAGCCTAAAGATGTTATTCGCGCATTAGAGGCTAATTACGAAGATTTTAACAAAGACCTTAAAGACCTTTTAAGAAAAAATATTGTTTATACAATTGTTGCTGATGATCAATGGATTCAAGGCAGTTCTTGCTCAAGAAAGAATAAAATAAAAAAAATTGATTTTACTCCTTGTATTTTGGGTTCTGGTATATTAGTTGCTGTAGGAGTTGCCGCTAAAACAGCAGCCTTAATTTGGTCGGTTGTTTCCGTTGTTGTTTCAATTGCTAATGCCGTGTATTCTTATATTCAAGCTGGAAAACAATCGTACCCAGAAATTCCTGGAGCAACAGCTACTTCCTCTGCTAATTCTCGCTCTTTATCTTTTTCAAACAGAGAAAACATCGAAGAACAAGGCAACCCAGTGCCTCTTGTTTATGGCCGCATTAAGATTGGCTCTGCTGTTATTCAAAGCTCAGTCAAGTCTTTCCCATTAACTTTAACTCTTGCAGATGAGTTTTTAAATTCAACTGAAAAAAAATCTGCCAACCAAGTAGCCGTCGTTGCAAGCCAAGGGGTTGGATTCAGTTTCTCCGATTTATTTAGCTAAAATATTAAAATGAATCATTTTTCTAAAAAATATATAAAAGGAATCGTTGGTGCTTTTGGCAAAAAAAAGGGCGGCGGCGGAGCACCTCCACCTCCACCTCCACCAACTTTAAAACCGCCAAAGTTGGGCGATTTGCAAGCTATTTCATCTTATGATTATGTTGAAAATATTGATCTTATCTCTGATGGAGAAATTGATGGTTTAGTTAGCGTAAACGGAGAATACGTTGATAACATTCGTTTGTTTGAGGGGATTTATTTACAAGATGTTGTTATTAGACAGCCTATTGGCAGCGAATCATCAAGAGTCTTGAATAGTTATGATTTGAGTTTTATTGGCAATGCTTTCCGAAATAAATTTTATCCAAATTCTGTTTTTGCTGAAACACCAACTTCTAGCCTTAGTGATTTGCAAGGATCGAATTCAAGCGGAATTTCTTTTTCTGTTCTAGCAACAAAAGATGAAATAGCTAAGTCAATTTATAATTCAGTTGTCAATATTGAAAATGCTTATCTTGCGATGGGGTCTTCAGACCCAAACGATGATGTATTTCAACAGTTAAGATTTTTGAGGGCGCAATTTAATTTTTCTTCTGTGAGACAGGTTTTAACTTATCTTTTGCCAGACTTTCCAGATAATCCATCAAGCGACTATCCATTTTTGGCCCTAAAAATAAGTTTAAATACACTGCAACCAACTTCTTATAAGCCCTCTAAAGATGACTTGATTGTTTTAAATAATGATATTCATAATCAAGTTTATTATGATTTAGAAGACACAGAATTACAAAATAAAAAAATTCTTTCTCAAAAGAAAAAAATAAACACAACATTTTTTCAATATAAAGTCATTCCGCGTGATGCATCAACTTTTCAAAGAGTAGTTTATGCAATGGGAGATTTTTATATTTTCTTTTATCAAAGAAACGGTTTCGTGTTAAAAAATGGAGTTGATGCTATTATTTCTCATATTAATTCAATTAATATTTTATATACAAGTGCAAAATTCAACTTTGCAAATGCTACATGTGAACTAAGAGATGGGGCTGATCTCCAAAAACCATTAAGTTTATTTAATAAGACTTACTTAGACGTTCAGTTTGGTTCACAATTGAGAGGACCATACGCGGCATACAGTAGTATTTCAACCCTTGTAAGTAGAGCTTCAAAATTTACTCAGGTACAAACTCAATTCAATGCATCTTCAGAAAATGGTATAATTTCTGAGAATTTAGCTTCAAATGGAAGCGATGATGGCAGAACAGCGAATGGTGTATATGAAAATTACAGCAATTGGAATGCAAATTATATAAAATATTCTTCAGAACCAGCTTCGAACATCACTCATATTGTTCTCAACCCAAATGTTGATGCAGTTTTTGTTTCTTTTCAAATTACATCTCTAACTGATACAGCGCATCAAAACATGACACTGTTAAAAGCAGACGGGAAAAATCAAGCTATTGAAGCTGGAACCTCGATTCCTTCAATTATAGAATTTAGGATTGAAAGCGGTTATCAAAGCTTAGATGGAAGGGAGGAGTCAGTAGTTTCTCGACTCTATCAAGTTAGGGGATTAGTTAATTCACCAGTATCAATTGATGTTGGTCGCGAAGAAAATTCAGTAGCGATTAAGGAATACAGTAGATTTATTCTTGGGACAGAAAATATAGCTCGACCAATTTCATTGCCGCCTTATCAGGCTAATAAAAATAGGTTCGTAAGAGTTTTTAGAGTAACCGCTGAGTCCTACTCTTCTCTTATCAAGCGTGACATTTATTTGAATAAAATTACAGAAATTATTAATGTTCCATTTTCTTATCCATATTCAACCATTTGTGGATTAAAACTAGACGCTAGAACATTCAGTTCAATTCCGTCTCGTAGTTATGATGCGCGATTTAAAAAAGTTTTTGTGCCAAGTAATTATTTCCCATTAAAACCAAATGGTCAAGATAAAAGATACATTGCTGGCAAAAATTTAGCCTCTTTCAATCAACTATCGAATTCAAGCGATGAAAAAATAATTTACAAAGGTAATTGGGATGGAACATTTAAATTATCTTGGACAGATAATCCTGTTTGGGTCTTATTTGATATTTTAATCAGTCGCAGATATGGATTGGGTAATTTCGTTTCTCCATCTGAGATTAACTATTGGGAGCTTTATAAGATTGGGCGTTACTGCGATGCAGTTGACTCAAACGGCGTGTTTGCTGGAGTTCCTTCCACAGACGGCGGCTTGGAGCCTAGATATGGTTTTAATGGAGTAATTGCTGATAAAACAAATGTATTTGATTCAATCAAGTCTCTGGTTGCTTGTTTCAGAGGAAACATGTTCTATACAAATTCTGAAATCAACTTTACGAACGATAGATTAAAGCCAATCATGGCTTTCTTCAACAATGCAAATGTGAGGGATGGCATGTTTAACTACTCTAATGAGCGTAGAGATTCGCAATACAATGTGATTGAAGTTGCTTATTTGGATCGCGACGATTTATTTAAGCAGAAAATAGAATATGTTGAAGACACTGATGATATTAAAGCTCGCGGTATTTTAAGAACAACCGCTCAAACTTTTGGCATTACCAGCAGAGCGCATGCTAAGAGACTTGGCGAACATATCATTTATTCAACAATCAATGAAGACGAAAATGTGGTTTTTGTTGGCGGATTAGAAACATTGCTCTGTCGCCCAGGGGATTTAGTTGCTATTAATGATGAAGTAAAAACACTTAAAAAACATGTTGGCCGAGTTTTAAATGTTGATCCAGTTACTAATTCTATTTATACTAATGTTTCTCTTAGATCGTCTGATTTTAGTTCTTCTGGACTAATAGGAGAGATTTCAGTTTTGATTCCAACGGGAAAACTTCAGTCGGAAGACTTCTACAACTTGGCAAAATCACCTAGTAGATTAAACATTTCTGAAATTTACCAAACAGATTTGCCAATGAGGGTAACCTTCCAAAGCACAGGAAGGCAAGTTTCTCCATCGCTTAGTTATGGCTCCAATTTCTTTATTGATACTGCGTGTGCTGGTTACCCACTATTTCAAGATGTTCGGGTTGGCTCACCATGTTCAATTACAATCGCTAATACAAAACAGCAAATTTACAAAATTCAATCCATCAAAGAATTAAACTTAAACGAGTACGAAGTTATTGCTTCAAAATTTGACACTGGAAAATTTAGCGAGATTGAAAAAGGCGAAACAGGATTAATGCAAGATTTCTTTACTGCTTTCCCACCTGCGAGAAACACTAATGTCAGCGAAGGAAACTCAGTTTCACTAGAAAACAAATTCCAATACGAACTAAAATTCCCAAGAATTTTAACGTTTGCAACTGGAAATTGGAACTTGCAATTTGATAAGATTGATTTATCTGGACAATGGACGGGTGTTGCGAATGCAGACTCCTACAATGTTGAATTGATTACTCCAAAATATAGAAGCATCAAACAAATTGTAACTGGTACATCTGCAATTTTTGAAGATCAAACTGAGGTTGGTCGATTCACTCTAAAAGTTACAGCGCGAAATACTGGTTCTTATCCAAACCCAATATCTGCCACTTCTTCTTCAACAACAACTGTGCTTTCTTACACTGCCCCAGTAAGAAATAATGGCATTATTCAGGGGTTTGTAATAAGTAGATAATATGCCCACGCCTCCACCAACACCTTCGCCGACACCTTCGCCGACACCTTCGCCGACACCTTCGCCAACGCCTCCGCCGACGCCTCCGCCGACGCCTCCGCCGACGCCTCCGCCGACGCCTCCGCCGACGCCTCCGCCGACGCCTCCGCCGACACCTTCGCCGACGCCTCCGCCGACGCCTCCGCCGACGCCTCCGCCGACGCCTCCGCCGACGCCTCCGCCGACGCCAACACCCATACCGCCTGTCCCAACACCGCCGCCTGTCCCAACACCGCCGCCACCACCTTGGACTCCAACACCACCATTTACTCCTCCGCCGCCGCCAATAGAAATTGGTTTTTATCCTTCTGAGAGTTCAGTAGGAACTGGAGTTAGTTTTTATTATTCAAAATTTAAAGACTCTGCTTTTAATTTTCAATATAAAGATATTTATGATAATGAAATCACAAGCGATATTGATCTTGCTCAAAAGCAAGGGTTTGGAATTTATGACTTTTCTTATCGAGTTTCTTTGTTGTCAACAGGAGCTTGGCCATCAACATCAGAACCTTATATTGTAGCAGAAAATTTTGCTACAGACCAAAGAAGTTTGTCTTTTAATTTTACTAAAGAAAAAAATGTTGAACTTTTTAATTCTTCTTCTGGAGAAAGATATTATTCTTTATTGTTTAATGTAAAAAACAGAGGTGTTGAGAACTCTGTTTTATCAACAATTTATCATTTGCCAGCGAATATTGATTCCGTAACTGTAGAAGATTACTATACTCCTCAAGTAAGTGGGCTAGTCAATCAAGTGTTGACATCTTGGTCTTATACTGGAAATGCTTCAACGACTAGCTTTGATATTACTGGTGCTCAAAATCCTTTTATTACTGGATTTACTAGTTTACCCACTGTCACAACTTGGACATATTTTCCAACAGGTGATGTTTCTGGATTTGCTATTACTGGCTATAGTGATAGCGGTAATTTTTATGATGTATATTCTGGTGAATTTTTAGTTAGCTTAAATAAATACCAAATTAAGTTTTCTCCTCCAGAAGTTAATTTTTATACTTTAGCTAGTGGTTTTGATTTGCAAATTTTTGAAAAAACAGGCATAACTGGATTCCTTTCTACAAATTATCAAGTATTTGTAGATGGATTTGAAGAGTTTTCTGGTGATTATTTAATTGATGGAAATGATCAAAAATTATTATTTTATAATCCTCCATCAAATAATTCATCCATTCTAATACAAGAAACAACTGGAATCAATCAGTTAATTACTGGTGCCTTGACTGGGCAGGTTAATTTTACAGTTAACTTTGACTCTGGTTCTCTAGAAAACTATATTGTTAGATCGCTAGACGTTTACACTGGCGCAAATATTGGACAAGAGCATTCTGTTTCTGGCTTTGGTTTACTGAAAACCGTAAATTTTTTACAAAACGCATCTTCTCAAAATTTTTCTATTTTAGCTGAAGAAGTTCCAACTAATCAATTTGTTTATTATAAATTCATACCAAATGATGATTTTGGTCCTGGTTATATTTTTAACTCTGGAGTAAGCGGTTATTTATTTCAGCCTACTCAGCAATTATTTTATACAAACGCTATTCCACCGACTCTTTCTTTTGAAGTAAGAACAGGTAATTTTTTTACTGGTTTAAATTCGCCACAGTCTCAACCTGATTATGATGGAGCTTTAATTTATCAAACAGGAAGTTCTGGGCAAAATCTTTACTTGGTAAAGTCTGGACAGTGGAAAACCGTTCTTCCTTATGAAGAATTAAGTGGTATTTTTGATCTTCGATATGTAACAAACAGTCAAACTGGACAATTTGTATCTACGGGTTCAACTGGTAGTTTTATAAAGCTTGTAGTAGCTCCGCAAGTTGCAACTGCAAGCGGAAAAATTGGAGAAATAGCTTTTTCTGGAACTTATTTATATGCTGCCACTGGAACAAATCAGTGGGGAAGGGTTCAATTATCTTCTTGGTGATTGAACGGCTTAAATATTAAATAATCTGGCTGATTGTCTTTTTCTTTGTATTTATTTTTAAATACAATGACATTTTGAGTAATAATTTCCCCATTCGGTCCCTGTAGTGTTACCTTTCCAGAAAGGTATTTATTACCCTTCCCCTGCTTGAGCCATAGGCTTCCCAGATTGTTTTTCGACCAATTCGTAGAATTGTTTGGTTGCTTCGATGAAGTCTCTTCGTGCATAATGCGGAACCTTATTATACTGCTTCTTTAAACGCTTGTGAACTCTTTTATTAATCGAGTTGTCTTTTGGATTGGTGATTGCTCTTAGTTGTTTTGCGATTGTTTTTCTCATATTTTTTTAATATACGATTCAGAATCTTTTTTAAATCCCATCTTTTGATAAATTTTCTTTAATTTTTCAGATGTTGGGTGATTTTCAATACAGTTCATATTAATGTATTCAATTCCTTTGCTTTTTGCAAATTTGATAGCTTGATTATATAATGCAAATGTTTTTTTAGGATTTTTACTAAACCAAAAATATTCCATAAATATTCTTTGATTTAAGAATGGATGAATATTGTCAACAAACATAATCATTCCATCTGCTAATCCATTTTCAAAATTTATCCAGCAACAAACATTGCTATTTAGCATTGTTGAGTGTGCAAAGGAATCAATAACAGATTGCCAATTAATTGGCGAATACGCATGACCATATTTGGCATTTTCCTCTTTAAAAACCTCTTCTAAATCTCTACATGCTTTTTCAAATTCTTGACCAGAGGTGATCTTTTTAATCATTTAGATACAATAGAAAGAAGTTTACGGCTTTCTTTGATTGGAATGTCTTCAAAAGAATTCCAATTTGCAGCTTCTTCATTCTTGTATGTTTCGTCTTTCCAAAGCTTTCTTAAGTGCTTTTTGAAAGCTTCAAAATCTTCGCAGCCAAGGTTTTGTTTGGCAGAGTTTTTGAGAGCGCTCTGTGGCGTTAGCGATTGAACGATTGACTCGCTCTCTTCGTAAGCGACTTTATTTTTAGACTTATCAATTTCATCATCGCCAACAATATGAATATTAAGATAATTGCGAACAGAGCGAACAAAAGCACGATTTTCAGCAATAGGTTCCAAAAACTTAATGCCAAATCCAGAACAATTCTCAGAAGTTGCGTTTGCTGTGCTAGTAAATGTTTGAGCATTGCCGTCGCTTTCATAATTTGGCATCCAACTAATGCAGCAAACTGCTGTGGCGTAATGGGAAGAGATTGTTTCAATTTTAAATTGAACGTCTAGGAAGCCTCTGAGTCTTGCCAACTCTTTGATACCAGCCAACTTAACAAGAAGTTGGTGATCTCCAAGACCTTCAATAGAGTCTGGCACTTGAAGTTTGCGAGTTTCAAACCAGTCCTTGTTAGGATACAAATGCTCTGGCTTAATCATTGCTCGCCAGTTAATTGAGCCGTCTTCGTTGAATTTATATTCAACCCCGTCAATGAGGCCGAGTTCGTTACGCTTGTATTTGTTAGGATTCATAAATAAAATAGTGATCTAGGTCTGTCCAGAAAGACTCATTATAGATCACATCAGAAGCTCTGTCAACAAAAACTTTGTCTAAATCAGCATGAGCTTTAGAAGCATAACGTTTGCCGTTTGAAAAAATATCTTTTTTGGTCAAAAATTTCAAGTTCGCAATCTCGGAAAGATTTTTAATATTTTCTTGATTTGAAGGTTCGTCAAGTTCAACTCTAAAATCAAAGTAAAAATTTCTAATTTCAGAAATCTGATCTTTGTTTTTTGTGCTGCATGAAATGTCTAGTCCAAGATTCTTGATAGATTCAAGATATTCATTGCTGAAATCAGTTGTGTTTTCTATATGAAAAGTAATTTTTTTGATATTGTTTTTGCAATTAGATAAGAGTTGAACATTAATTGGTTTTGCAGAAATAATGTGGCAAGCATAATTTGAGCACCAAGCCATCAAATTATTTTCGTTATGAAAATAATCCATTCTAATATTGATAAGCCTGTTTTTTAGCTCTTCTGCAAAACCATAAAAGTTAGGAATGACTTCTATAACTGCCTGAGAGTAAGACTCTCCAATGAATTTAGTGTTAATGCTTTTGGTATATGGAATCTTTAGCAATTCACAAACATTTTTAACAATATCTTCTGGCTTAATTGTGTTGATTGATTTTGGCTTTTCGTGATAGTTGTAGCTTGGTTTGCGTCCATTTCGATCTGCTTCTAAAATCCTAACCTTACTCGGAGTGCTCCAGTATGGATGAGCATGACTTGGATAAATGTGAGAATAAAGAGCAACAATTGGAACATCAAAAACACTCGCTTGATGAATTGGGAAGCTATCAATGCCCAAGTGAAGGCTTGAATTTTTAACAATGTATGATGTCTGTTTCCTTGAAAAACCAAGGAAAGATTTGTCAACAAGCGGCAATTGAGGGTCTTCTCCTCCACCAATTTGATAGATTTTATATCCTAATGGGTGTAAGAGATTTTTTAAAAGCTCTATGACTTCTGGAAAGAATTCATAAAATTTAGAATCAATTTTGTTATCAATGTGAACAGTAATGTATTTGTCATCAATAACGGGAATATAATGGGTTGGAAAAATAGGCTTACCAATTTTAACGCCCAAGTTTTTAGCGTATTCTTCGACTAGATGCGACATATTATGTTAGTTGTAATTGAGACTTATCTTTGCCATTGTGTTGATAAGTGAAGTGTTTTTGCGTTGTAACGAATGGCAAAAATGCTAGTTCAAAATACCCTTTATGCTCTCCTTGCCCCTCTAAAAAAAGTAGGTTGTCAAAAATTGGAGAATATGGCAGCACCCTATGAACGCATGGATGCTCATCAACGATTTCAAAAAATTGCGGCAAAGTAATAAAATAGATATTGTATTCTGGATATAGTTCTTTTAAATTTTGGAGCAGAGAATTCACCATTAAAACATCTCCTGCTGATTGCGGCATTACTACAGCAATTCTTTTGCCTTCGTCATCTTTGCCTAAAACGTCTCCAATATCAATTGCCTTTGGTTCGATTGTGGCTGCTGTATTTTTGAAATGATTTAATACTTGTTCTCTATTGAGGTCTGACTTGAGTCGATCAATCCAGTGCAAGCATCCTTGGTGGTTGCAGTCAACTGTCTCACCAAGAATGTTTTTATACAGGTCGATGATCCATTCTGCATTGTCTTTAATATTTGTAGGCTGATAGTTTGGATTTTTGACTCTTTCCTGAATGTTCCAATCTTCTACGAAAGGCGCGTTGTCAAACATTTCTTCTAACTGCTTGCAGACAACCTCAATTGAGCAATGATTGATTGTAAAATCTCTAGCCTTCTTGCCAATTTCTGCGCGTTTTTCAGCCTTCATGTTATAAACTTTATCTAATTGTTTACAAATACTGAATGCTTTGGTGGAAGCTTTGATGAATTGAGTTCCTGGCTCACGATATTCTGACCAATCCAAAGGCAAACCTCCGCTCTCATCTGTGCAATAGTCTTCTCCGCAAGAATAGTTTGTTACAAGAGTGATGAGTTCGGCGAGTTTAGCTTCTTGAACGGGAATTTCTTGACCACCGCTTGTGAATGGATGGCAATAAACATCCATGATGTTGTAAATCTCATTTAATTGAGCCTCATTTACACCATGAACAATATTTGCTGTCGAAACACTTCTTTGAGCTTTGCAATGTGAGCAGTTTAGGTCTTGACCTTGATAAGGTTTGATTTCATACTGGCGACAATTCTTACAAAAGTATGTTGTGAGAATATCAGAGTTATCAATATTCTTTTCTCTCAGAAGTCTTGGAATGTCCCATCCTTCTACCCAATGAGTGTGTAGTAAGAGCTTTGGTTTTGCTTGCGGATTTTTTGCCTTGAATTCACAGAAGCCGTCCAAAAGATTTGGAACACTCTTTCTAAGTTGATTGCGGAATACAAAACCAATAACAAATTCGTCTTTGAGATTGAATTTTTTTCTCAAATCGTTTTTAGTTTTTGAACCAAGATTATAGAACTGATTGACATCAAGAGTTCCAGGGAGGGTTTTAACATGATCGTATCCAATCTCTTTTAGAGCCTTTTCTGCGAACGATGCCCACACAAGGTAGTTCTTGACCTTTGGCGCTGCGTCAACAGCGTCAGGAAGGATTGGAAGCGAATCTAGAGTGGTCCAGATTGCAGAAGTGATGTGGTTCCACCAAGGTTTGTCCCAAAACCCATTAAAGGCCCAAACATCCTCAATGCCAAGATACACATCTGGTTTAAGTTTTTCAATGGCGCTATCAATACCATAAGCGCCATAATTTGCGGCTCTTTCTTTATTTCCATCTCCCCTGATTTGGGCCATGACATTTGGATTCGGCATGGAGCCATAACACTGCCAAGGTTGAAATTTGCAATCTGGCGCATCCCAAGGCAAGCCGTTAGCGAATTCTATAAGTTCATATTTGCCAGTTTCATGAAGCTTGCGCAAAATGTTTTTATTGTTTTTCCCAAATCCAGTAAATAGGCGGGAAAAATTTGTATGAATTAAGATTCGCTTTTTTCTCATGTTATTCTGTGGCTTGGGCTTTTGATTCAAAAATCTTGACTAGGCAGGTTTCAAGAAACACTCTGAGAGTTTCAGCTTCTGCGAGTTCAACGCCCATGCCAAACTTTTGATTACCATTGCGCGAAACAGAAAAAGAAAAAGCATCAGCACCGTCTTTTTTCTTGTATCGAGTCCAAGAGATTTGAGTCTTGTTTTCTTCAAATGAATGGAACGCTTTCCATTCGCTATAAGTTCGAATGGCGTGGATGAGTCCACCGATTTCATTTTCGTTGATCTTGATAGCAATGGTCTTTTCTGGGTTCTCGCGATTGCCAGAGAACGATCCATTCTTGGTTTGTTCATTCCAAGAGAATTGCTGAATGCCGTTGACGTAAACTGTTGGCTGTCCCTTATTAGAAAGCTGGAAAGAGAAAGCGCATCCAGTGTTTTTACTGTTTGGTTTGTAGAAGGCGAGATTCATATAGGATAGTAAAACTACTGCTTCAAAAATCTATGATATAAATCAATAGATTTATGATGAACAGAAGTGAACCTGTCCTTCATTTCTTTAGACCAAACCTCTCCAGTATATGTTGTTGCCCAAAGTTTTTTATCTCTGTCAATTTTTAAATCGAATTGTTTTTCTACAAAATCTTGTGCCTCATGATAACGATCATAAACAAACACTTTGTCAATTGCTAACTCGCCATTAAAGTGAGTGTATTCATATTGATTGATATAATGGTTTAAATTCTTAAATGAGTTTTTTTCATCTGATAAGATAAAATGCTCTAGCGAAGGAATCTTCATGAGTATTTTCATTTGATTATATAAGCTTGTGACTTGATCAAATGGATTTCTTAATACAGTAAATTTTAAATATGAATTAGCCTGCAAAAACTTGTAATACTCTGAAATATAGCTGTGAGAGTGTCCGAGAGCAGTGTATTTTTGTATTCCGTCCATCGCTCCTCTAATTGTAAATAACTTATAAGAGTCTGTGTCGAGATTAGAGCTTTCTGGAAGATGTTTTTTATAAATAGCGAATTCTAAACTAGAGCCTCCAGTTTTAGGAATATGTACAAAAATAGTTCTATAAACTGAAAAAAACATTATTCTAAAGTAAAATGACAATACATATTTGCATAATAATTTCCGTTAAATGGTGTCTTTCGACCATGAAGACAAAGAGCGGATTCATAATAAACGCATTCGCCAGCTTCAATTAGGACTTGATGTTTATTTCTTTCGTGATCTACAATGTCAAACAGCCAAGGCTCACCATCCAAAGCGACACTCATGTTAACGCTGATGTGGTGAGTGTCTTTTTTATCAGTGTGCATCTTTAATGTGGCTCCATTCTTATAGAATCGAATACCATAAATAATACCTTTTGGATTTAATTTAGCTCCAGACCATTCCGAAAGTAGATCATACATATCTGAAATGACTTGCTTTTTCAATTCTGGAAAACGATCTAATGAAAGTAAATCCGTAGCAACTTCAAAAGTTTCAGATTTAATCCATCCTTTCAAGTCTGCTTTGTGTGTGTCTGAATATTCAGGAACTCTTTCGTGAAGATGTTTTAATAAAACATCTTGAATCATTTTCCAAGATTTTTCTGGAATTTTAGTTTTATAAAAACCTTGAGCAGTAAATTTTGGTATATTCATAGCTCAATCTTAAAATTTTTATTTTCAATAATTTTAGGCTTATCTGCCATGTGTTTTGCGCCTTTTCTTTCTTTAGAATAATTTTCAAAGAACTTTTTCTTGACTGGATCAATGCCACCAGCTTGCTCTGCGCGTTTTGCACTCATTTCAGCGCTGTAGTCTAGCATATCACCCATTGAGCCTTTCTTTGAAGCGGTGCGTTCTACGAACTTCTGAGAGCTAAATGCGTCTGTTTTAGTGTCAATGCTGGCATTAGGAGCAAAAAATACTCTGTCCCATTTAAAACCATTAGAGTCAACAAATTCATGAGCGTCATTCATTCCTTGAAGAATTTCAACTTCTTCTCCAGTTTCGGGATTGCGATAGCAGTATAAAGGCATATTGATTTTAAAAAGAAAAAGCGGGTTTTTCAACCCGCTTTCTTTTATGGAATTTGAAGCATTTTTTTCTGCTTTTGTTTGAGCGGAATCTTAATTTCTAAAATGCCATCTTCAAGTTTTGCAATTGCTTTGTCAATATCCGCGTCTTCTGGTAGCAATCTTGTTAAATGAGATTCGCCAAATTTTTCATTGTTTGCGTCAATCAATAGATAACTGTCTTCAAAGCTGATTTGAATTTCATGCTTTCTATATCCTGGCGCTTTAATTAGTAGTGTGATGTCTTCGTTCATAGGTGAGAGATGATTTGGTTAAGAGTTTTTTGTATATTTTTATACTTTGGAAGTGATAATGTTTTTTTTGATAATGTTTTCAAGCTATTTTGCTTTCTATCTAAAATAATTTTAAATTTTTCAAATTTTCTTGTTAAGAATAGTTTTCCTTTATCTTGATAAATCCAATTAAGCAATTTAATTATATTCGATAGTCCTGTAAATCTTAAATCTGATGATAATGGATTTGCCTTATAAACAAATAAACTTGGAAATAGTTCAAACTCCTTTTCAAAAAAAGCTTTGACTTTTTTACAAAATATACTTGAAGACGTAAATCTAACTTGATGTTTGTTTCCTTTTTGAATTTGAATATTTCCATCTCCATCTAAAAAACCTCTAAAGAAATCTGATAGAAATTCTTTTTTAATAATTGAATCGTCAAAATCTAAAATTAAACTTTTTGCTTGCTTGACTCCAAGATTAAGCAAATCAGAGCACATTTTTTTACTACAAACCTCAAGTCTTTTTCTAAATCTTCCATTTTTACAAGATGGCTTCGCGGATTTTATTGGTCCATTATAACCTATAATTTTAGCTATATCCTCAAGAATATATCCATCTGATTCTGTCAAAGAAATTCCCCAATAGTTATTTGCAACATTATTCCATCCATCAGAATAAATGAGTCCTAGAATGTAAGCCTTTTCTTTTGAATCAACTTTTTCAAAAAAGTTTTCGTTAATATTCCATGTTCTTCTTCCCTTTTTAATATTTCTTTTTCTTAAAAATTCTTCTATAGTTCCTTCGCAAACTTCAACTTTCTGAGCTAAAATCTTATTAGAAAGATTTAAATTATTTAATATAAAAGCTTCTTTTTCTGGTGTAATTTTAATATTCATACTATGGTACATTACACATATATACACCAAATAATTGAAACTAATTAATTTGCGTAATAATTTGACTTAGGGTTTTTTCATAAGTTAACTCTTTAGAGAGCTTGATTCCCTCTTCATTAATAACTCCTACTTTTTGCTCAGCCTTTTCAAAGGCTTCGAAGACGGATTCTTTTGACCAGTCAAATACAATTCCTTGATTGAACATATCATTTTCCTTAAAAAAGATACCATCGTAAATAGGAATTGTTCCACTTGATTTAACAATAATGCTATTGCTATCGTTTGCCCAATCTTTATGGGCTGTTTCATGGAGTACGATTGACCACTTGCCAAGACAAGTAGCATTGAAAGCTGGAAGATTCCATCCCTCACTCGATGAAAGACCTGTGAGATCAATGTCAATAGCATTCAAGAAATCATTAACTTCTGAATTGGTTTGCAAATATGGCAAGAAATTAATGTTACCATATCTCTTACCTTCCAGAGTAGAAGCAATAATTTGCTGCATCTGATCTTGTGGAATGAAAGGGTTTGTTACGCAACAAGAAAGCAGGTACTTTGGATTATTACCATACTTTTCCAACCATGTTTTAATGATTTTTGCTGTATGTTTTCTCTTCTCAAACTTGCCCATTAGACCAAAATGAATTCTTTCTGGCAAATATTTTTTGCCCGTGATACGGAAGTTTTCATCAAAGCCTAGCTTAAATGGAACGCTATTGTCGCAACCAGCATTCACGAATTGATTCGTGGCATAATCAGAACAAAAGAATGTTTTTGTTTGAAGTTTTGCGAGTTTCTTTTCTACAAATGTTGGTTCAGACGCTTCGTAGAAAGTGATTAGATATTGCTTTTCAGTTTTACGGTTATCACTTCCGTTTAGGTGCCAAAGCTTAACCGATGGAACTTCACTATCCAAAAAAGCAAAACGATTATTAACTGCTGTTTGAAGCCAATTAGCAAACTCTGGCTCAAGATTGTGAGCAGAAACATCAATATTACCAATAGGGAAAAATCCAACATCAATATTTTTGCGCCACATCTCGCGCAAAAGATTAATTGCTACATTTCCAAAAGAAAGAGAATTAATTGGAGCTTCAAAAATCAACTTCATAATTAAAATGGAATGTCGTCGCCTTCTTCGCCACTGGTTGAAGTTTGTTCTTCCTCAACTGTTGCCACTACCTTCTTTGGAGCAACGGTTTTTTCCTTCGTTCCTGCGTAGCTTTCGCTCTTCTCAGACTTCTCAGACTTCTCAAAACGAGGAACAAAATTAACACGATCAGCGACGATAAAGGTCTTTGTCGTTTTCTTGCCTTCTTTGTTTTCGTAAGTGTCAGCAGCTAGGCGACCTTCAACAATAACACTGGAACCCTTCTTGAGATTCTTAGCACAGATTTCTCCTTGCTTATCCCAAACATCAACGCTCATATAGAGAGGTTCCTTTGTTTCGTCTTTATAATTTTCGCGATGAGCAATTCGAAGATTACAGATGCACTTGCCTGTTTTCGTGTGACGAGCTTCTGGATCAGCAACCAGAAAGCCATAGAGGATTGTTTTATTTACCATATTTATGTTTAATTATTGTTTAATTCGTACTTTACTTCTTTGATGAACCTGTTGTGAATATTAATGCATCCTTGAATGGATAATTTTAACTTTTTTGCAATCTTTTTCCAAGGAGTTAACTTGTTCTTGTCGCAATCTCTATAACGCATTTGAATGATTTTTCTTACTCTTGAATCGGGAAATTTATCTGCTTTTTCGTAAATTAAAGAGATTGATTCTCTATCAAGATACTCTTTAGTATAGTCTTTGTCAACTAAATGTTCTGACTGATCTCCAACATCGCAATACTCATATTTTTTAGCTTTGTTATGAATATTTAAGCATTTCCATTTTATTTCGTTTCCTAAATAAGTTGAAAACTTAATGTTGCGATTTGGATCGAATTTCAAAGCTTTCTCATAAATGAAAAGGTCTTTGTCATCAAAAATATCGTTTTTGTTAACGTTTGACTTGTCAGAAATTGTTTGATTAACAATCTGTAAGTAAATTCCAGAGTGTTTAGCTATTAATTCTTTTAAACAACTTTCATTATTGCTTACTTTGATTTGTTCAATAAGGGATAAGTCGTCTGCCATTTTGTGATTTCCTCCGAGTCGAAACATTGTTCGAAAATAGCCCAGCTATATTCAGAAAGCGAAAATGGATTGTTTTTATCTTCATTTCCCTCTACTGTTTGCCAAACAAAAGAGACGTTTGCTTTAGATTGCAGAATAGGATCATTTTCAATCTCTTCTGCATTTGCTGGCTTAATGCGGTTATTTTCTTTATCAAGTCTTGAAATATGAATAAGAAAGCCGTTTTTTTGAATCCAATCTGCCTCGTTTTTGTATCGAACATCAGAAATGATTGCGATCTCATCTTTTTTTAGATATGAAGAAAGAGAATCAATCCAGCAATCTTCATTCAGTGCTCTGCGAATATGAGTTCCATAAGCAACAAGAAATGGGCGAATTATTTTCTTTTCGTCGTCGTTTTGAGTAAATGAATTCAATCCAGTTTTCTTTTTAAGAAATGGGCGAACTTCTCTTTTAAGCTCGTCTGCAAGAGCATATCTTTTAGCCTTGATTCCGATTTTTTTAAAAATCTTTACAAAATTGTTGGCAAGAGTATCTTTACCACTTCTTGCTACGCCTGAAACTCCAATGATCATAGTCCAGTTGACCCAAAGCCTCCTTCATTACGTTCACTTTGTTCTAGTTCAGAAACAAAAGTAATGGATGGATGGAAATGTTTTTGAAACACTAGTTGGCAAATTTTATCTCCACTCTTATAGATTTTGTTTGGATTGACAACGCAAACAATATTGTTACCATCAACGATCATCAAATCTTCTGGCTGAACAATGTATTTAAATCGAACTTTGATTGTCGATCTAAAGCCAGAATCAATAACCGCAACAGAGTTTGCCAAAAGCAAGTTGTATCTGCTCACGCTTGATCTTGGAAAGACAAGAGTGTAAATATCATCATTGGGCGAATTTACTGGTTGAAAACCATCAATTTTGATGTTTAAATCATATTCGATATAGTCAATGCTTTTGTAAGCATTTAGGTTTCCATCACGAAGAGAGCCAACAATTCTTGGTTCAGAAGCTGCAACTACATCATACCCAACATCGCCATCATAAGCGGGTTGAGACATGTTCGAATCGTTATCAACGACGTAAATCAAATCAGGGAAGTTCATTTTCTAAATTTTTAGCGAGTTCATAGTGACCGTTATTAGCCAATATGGTTGTCGTATGAACATACGAAATTTTTTCTAAATCTTCTTGAAATTCTTGACAAGACATTAAAAAACCAAGGTTAATGTCATCAAGACCAGCTTCTTTGAAGCAGAGCATTACTTGCTCTAATGCTTTTGAGCAAGCGTCTGTAACGTCTTCGGCGTTAACCACACATTCCCAATCGCCGCTTTGAACAAGGAATATTTTCTGTTTGAAGTTTTTTAAGATAACCATAGAACTCATTTTATTCCAGAAACATCCTTCTGTCAAGAAGGATTTTCTATTTATACGGAAGATAATTAAAGTTAACTTTAGTATAAATCATGTTTTAAGTACTTCTAACGTCATAGAAGAAAGAGAACGCTAGGGATACGAAGGGATGGGGGATAATTCTTGCAAAAAATCTGAAAAAAGTTTCAAAACACATTTCCTGATTCATTCATTGACAAGAGTGTACGCTTGTGTAATATATCGTATGACTATTTTCGATGAGCAAATTTCGCGCAAGCCAGATCGGTACCCTTGGGTCCAAGATTTTATTTCAGCAATGCATGAGGGTTTCTGGACCCATAAAGAATTCAGCTTTTCAAGCGATGTTCAAGATTTTAAAGTTAATCTTGATCAACAAGAAAAAGAAATTATTATCCGCACGCTATCTGCCATTGGTCAGATTGAAGTTGCTGTTAAAAAGTTTTGGGCAAAGCTTGGCGATAATCTGCCACATCCGACGCTAACTGACTTAGGATACGTTATGGCAGGTGTTGAGGTCATCCATAACAACGCATACCAGAGGCTTTTAGAAGTGCTTGGAATGGAAGATATTTTTGAAAAAAACTTGAAACTCGATATTGTTTCTGGTCGCGTTAACTATCTTCGCAAATACACTCATCGTTTTTACAAAGATTCAAAGAAGCAATATGTTTATGCTTTGATTCTTTTCACGCTTTTTATTGAGAATGTTTCTTTGTTTTCTCAGTTTTATATTATTCTTTGGTTCGGAAGATACCGCAACGTTCTGAAAGATACCACTCAACAAGTCACCTATACAAAGAACGAAGAGCTTCTTCACGCAAGAGTTGGCATGAAACTTGTGAATGTTATTCGTCAAGAATGTCCTGAACTTTTTGACGAGGAGCTAGAACAGAGAATCTTGCACGAAGCAGCAGAAGCTTTCAAGGAAGAATCAAAGATTATTGACTGGATCATTGGCGACTTTAGCGCACAAAGAATCAATGGCGCAATCCTCAAGGAATACGTTAAGGGAAGAATTAACGATTCTTTGAAAGAGATTGGCTTCAAATCCTTATTTACTATTGACAAAACTATTGCTAGAGACTACGAATGGATGGATGAGGAAGTCTTGGCAAACAATGCCGTAGATTTCTTCTACCAACGGCCCGTTGACTATGCAAAGAAAAACAAAACCTTTGAACTCGAAGACCTCGTTTGAAATGACAAAATACTACTGGCTAAATCAAAAATCCCGTGAATTCCTATCTCGCGGCTATGTTGGCGAAAATCAAACAGCAGAAGAAAGAGTAAGGCAGATCGCTGAAACTGCTGAAAAATATTTAAATATCAAAGGCTATGCAGATAAGTTTGAGGATTATATGTCTCGCGGTTGGTTCAGTCTTTCTTCTCCAGTATGGGCGAACTATGGACTCGAAAGAGGTTTGCCTTGTTCTTGCAACGGTTCGTTCATTGATGACACAATGGAAAGCATCTTGTATAAGAATGCTGAAATTGGAATGATGACTAAAAATGCTGCTGGAACATCCGCATACTTTGGAAAGTTACGCCCAAGAGGCGCATCAATTAGTTCTGGTGGAGCTTCTAGCGGAAGCGTTCATTTTATGGAACTGTTTGACAAGGTTGCCAATATTGTTTCTCAATCTAATGTTCGTCGCGGTTCAATGGCAGCTTATTTAGACGTTGACCATCCTGATCTGGAAGAGTTTCTTCGCATCCGCACAGAAGGCAATCCGATTCAAGAGCTTAGCATTGGAGTCTGCATTTCAAACGAATGGATGAGAGGACTTCTCAACAAGGAAAACGACAAGCTAAAAATCTGGGGACAGATTATTAAAAAGCGATTTGAAAGTGGCTATCCATATATTCATTTCACTGGCAACGCCAATGAGCAAGCTCCAGCAGTTTATAAAGATAAGGGCGCAAAGATTCATGCCAGTAATCTGTGTAATGAAATCCAACTCTCATCTGACAAAGACACTTCTTTTGTTTGTGTGCTTTCAAGCATTAACTTGCTTCATTATCATGAATGGAAGGATACTGACGCTGTTGAAGTTTTGACTTATTTCCTTGATACTGTCACCGAAGAATACATTCACAAGACTGAAAATATGCCATTCATGGCTGCTGCAAACAAGTTCGCCAAAGAACAGAGAGCAGTTGGTCTTGGAGTTCTAGGATGGCATTCTCTTTTGCAAGCTAGTCATATTGCTTGGGAGAGCATGGAGGCCAAACTCTTGAATGCAAGCGTGTTTAAGCTAATCGCTGAAAGAAGCTTGAAGGCAAGCAAAGAAATGGCTGAAAAATATGGTGAGCCAGAAATGCTGAAAGGCTATGGTGAAAGAATGGTTACTCGTTTAGCTATTGCTCCAACTGTTTCTTCTTCATTTATTCTTGGTCAAGTTTCTCAAGGTGTTGAGCCTCAAAACTCCAACTACTATGTGAAGAAACTTGCAAAAGGTTCCTTCACTTATAAAAATCCATATCTTAAAGAACTCTTGGATGAAAAAGGTAAAGATGACCAAGAAGTTTGGAAGAGCGTTCTTGAAAATGGCGGTTCTGTTCAGCACCTTGATTTCTTGAGCGAACACGAAAAAGATGTGTTCAAGACTTTCGGAGAAATTTCACAAAAAGAAATTGTTATTCAAGCAGCGCAGCGTCAAAAGTTTATTGATCAAGGACAAAGCTTGAACCTCATGATTCCTCCGTCCACTTCTATTGGAGAAGTAAGCAAACTAATGATTTTTGGATGGGAACAAGGGATTAAAGGATTTTATTATCAAAAGTCCAGCAACCCAAGCCAGTTGTTAACTCGCTCATTTAATGAGTGTAAGTCTTGCGAAGCTTAACTAATTGTTGATAAAAATAATTTTTTAAGTGTAAAAAGTAAACATGGAAGTAGATTTTTCTCAACAAATTTTAGAGGCGAAAAACCGCGCTGGACCTAAAAGTTCTGCACAAACTCCTGCAAAGGAAGATGAGCGCAAAAAAGGTTCAAAAATTAACGAGCCAGGTTCTGCTGGCACATCTCCTGATGCCAAAGAAAAAGCGGAGAAAAATCTTGAAAAAGACGACAAGAAAGAAGTTGTAAAAGCTGAAATTACTTTCAACGATAGGATTACTGAATCCTTGAAGAAGAAAGCAGAAGAGCACAACTCCAAACATAGTCGTAAAGTTTCTGTTTCACAATTGAAGAAAGTTTATCGTCGTGGATTGGGAGCTTTTAGCTCAACTCATCGCCCAGGCAAGAGTCGCCAACAGTGGGCAATGGCTCGCGTCAATACTTTTCTAAAGATGATGCGCGGTGAAAAAGTCAAAGACGCATACAGGGCTGCTGATGGCGATATTGCCAAAGGCTCTGAGGCTTTTGACCATAACCATGACTTTTATGATTTCGAAGACCTTGAGCTTCAACTAGCTCACATTAACCTCATTGAGGCAGGCGTTTTATTTGAAGAGATGAATATCTTCAATGAAGACATTGACTATACAGAGGCTGAGCAGAAAACATTAAATAAGCCATTCAGACTTCCTTCTGGTTCTAATAAGAAATTTGGCGTTTACGTTAAAAACGATAAAGGCAATACTGTAATGGTGAAGTTTGGCGATCCAAACATGGAAATTAAACGCGATGACCCAGAACGTCGTAAGAATTTCCGCGCTCGTCATCAATGCGACACTAATGTTGGTCCTAAATGGAAAGCTCGCTACTGGTCTTGCCGCTTCTGGAGTAAGAGTCCAGTTTCTAAAATGACAGCAGAAGAGCTAAAAGACCTTGATGCTGTTGAAGCTTTTTATATTAAACAAGAAGAAAGATTCTCTTCTTTTCAAGAAGAAGGTTTTGATGAAGAGCTTCTTACTTCCCAAGAAGAATTACTAGCTCTTAATCCTGTCTTGGATAATGTTTATTTTATTGAAGAAGAAGCTGGAATTTAAGTAGAAAACTCTTTACTGTTTCGTACTATATTAGTAATCGAACAGACAAAAGATGTTTAGTATTTATCATTCAGCATTCAATCTCATTAAGCACGGTTTTATAGGCTGGGAAAACAGCGTACAAAACTCTTGTAAATTCGCAGATGAAGCAATTATTGCAGTCAATACTTCTTCTGATGGAACAAAAGAAGCTATCGAAGAATCTCTTAAAGATTTCTCTAATTGGAAAATTATAGAAACAGATTTTTCCTACCAAGACCCTTGGTTAGATGGCAAGATTAAAAACGCTGCACTTCAAACCTGCACGCAGGATTTCAAGATTCAACTCGACTTGGACGAGTACATTCCATTATGGCAAAAACCATTATGGCAAAACTTGGCAATGCAAATTGCTCTTAGCCCAGTTCAGTGCGCAGCAGTTGCATCAGTGAATCTTTATAAAGATTGGGAACATTTTTCCTCAATCAATAATAAGCAATACTTCCATAAGGGACAAGCTTATCGCGCTCCAAGCATTGCTGCTAGAAAACCAGACGGCACAATCAACACCAAAATGAGTGACGGTTGCGATTTAGTAAATGCTGAAGGTCAATTTGTTTCGACCATTGGAACCACAACAAATTTAGAAGCTTTAGAGCTTGGAGTTTCTCCGTTTGTTGTTCATTTTGGATATGTAGATTTAAGCTCTCGGTTAAAAAGAAACCATGAATTCTGGCATGAACATTGGTATGTAGAGGGCGGTGGTCAAGACCCAGCGCATAAAATACATATGAAACATGAAGACTTTGAATACCCTTACATTGAACACAAACTAAAACTATGAATATAGGAATTATCTGTGATTTAAATTATGAAAAATCACCATGGCTTCAAAACTATTATTATGCTATTAATAATTTATTCAATTCGGTAAAATTAATAAATTCATATCAAGATATTGATGATGTCGATATTATATTTATAGGTAATGATCATTATCAAAATCATTTAAATATTTGGAGAAATGAAAATTTTATTAGGGAATGTAATAATAAAAAAATACCAGTATTTGTTTATACATCGGAATACATACATTGCAGCAGATTTCCTTGGAATTTACAAATTCAAAAAGATTTACAAAACTTCAATTTTCTACATCAAAGAATGATTGATGTGAATGATGCTATTGGGTATAATAAAAAAATAGCTAGATGTAGTTATTCAAAACACTTTTCAAATATCTTAAAAGCTCCAGAAAAAATAAATAAGTGTATCTTTGCTGGAACAATGTACCCTCATAGATTAGATGCTATTAATAAAATAGCTGAATCTATGGAAATAGATGTTTTACCTCATGGTATATATGGGTGGGAAGAGTATATTTACATCTTATCTCAATATAGATTTGTTTTATCTCCATATTCTAATGATAGTAATACTTTTCATTTAAAATTTTATGAAGCTCTATTGGTAGATTCTATTCCCATTCATCAAATACATAACAATACGTTAGATTATTATTCAAAAGAAGCTTTATATCCTGATGTAATTTATTTTCAAGACCCAGCAGAAGTTTTTGATAAAATTAATAATTGTAAACTAGAAAAAAGTTCAACTAAACCTTGGCTCGAAGATGAATTAGCTTCATTTTTTTCCGAACATAATATTCAAATTGATAAACATGAATATGAATAAAATAATTAAAAGAATAGTAAACCTATCTCATAAATCAAAAGAAGGTCATTTAGGGAGTTCTTTATCAGTTCTTGATATTTTGTATGTTTTATACGAGCGTTTTATAATTTCCAAAAACGACGATAGAAATAGATTTATTCTCAGCAAAGGTCACGCATCTTTGGGTTTATATGCAATTCTAGAAAATTTTAATTTGTTAGATGATCTCGATACTTTTTGCCAATTCAATAGCAAGATTGGTGGTCATCCATCACATTCTCTAAATGAGGTAGAGGCATCTACAGGTTCATTAGGTCATGGATTACCAATCGCTATAGGAATGGCATTAGCATATAAAATTAAAAATTACAAACAACGTATATTTGTAGTTATTGGAGACGGAGAAATGAATGAAGGTAGTGTTTGGGAAGCTATTTTACTAGCATCTCATCATAAATTGAATAATATAACTTGTGTATTAGATTACAATAGGTCTAATGATAGGGCTTTAAAACTAGATAATATCATAAATAAGATTAATGCGTTTAACTGGAATTGCATTGAAATCAATGGGCATGATCACCAACAGATTGCAGAGGCTCTATCCATTGAGAATGAAAATAAACCTACATTTATTGTAGCTAATACAGTAAAAGGTAAAGGAATTTCATTTATGGAAAACAATCCAGAATGGCATCATAAATCTCCTAATAATGAAGAGTATCAAAAAATTTTACAAGAATTAGCATGAGAAAACAATTCGTTAAATCTATTAAAAATATCTTAAGAAAAGACGATAAAACAGTTTTAATGCTGGGTGACATTGGAGTATTTGGTTTTCGAGAAGAACTTAAAGACCTACCTCAAAGAGCTTACAATATTGGTATTTTAGAACAGTGTACAGTTGGCGCAGCCGCAGGATTATCTAAAATTGGAATGATTCCTATTGTACATACTATAGCTCCATTTCTTGTAGAAAGATCATTTGAACAAATTAAAGTTGATTTCGGGTATCAAAAATTAAGAGGAAATCTTATTAGCGTTGGATCATCTTATGATTATGCATCATTAGGATGTACACACCACTGTCCAGCAGATATTAATTTAATGCTATCAATACCAGATGTACAAATTGTAACGCCTGGGTCTTCACATGAATTATCTCAATTATTAGATCAAGCATATAATAACGATTCTTTAACCTATTTTAGATTAAGTGAATTTGAAAATGAACAACAATATGATGTAGATTTTGGAAAGGGTATTCTTATAAAAAAAGGCAATAAAGGAACAGTGATTTGTTATGGTAATATACTTTCAGAAACAATTAAAGCCTGCGAATATCTTGATGTAACAATTTTATATTATCATACTATCTCTCCATTTGATTCAGATTTATTGTTGGAAAATTTTAGTGAAAAAATTATTATCTGTGAGCCTTTTTACGAGGGTACTACAAATTATTTAATTAACAAATCTTTAAATAATTATAAATACGAAACTCTAAATATCGGTGTCCCAAGACAATTTTTAATTAATTATGGAAGTAAACTCGAACATGATGAAAATTTAGGATTAAATCATGTAGGGATAAGAAATAAAATTAAACTATTCATTAATGACTAATCTTAATCTATTTAAAAATAAAAGAGTATTGATTACAGGAGCATCAGGAGTAATTGGATATAATTTAGTTAAGAAACTCAAGGAATCTGAAAATTGCGAAATCCATATTAATTATTTAAATGAAATTGATGCAAATCTTACTGAGTTAACAAATTGTATTCATCATAAATTTGATATTTGTGATCTAGAAAAAATTAATCAACTACCAGAATTTGATATAATTTTTCATTGCTCTGGATATGGACAACCTCAAAAATTTTGCGAAAATCCAGAAAAAACATTCTCTTTAAATACTATATCCTTAGTTTTTTTATCTGAAAAGGTAAAAAAAGATGGTCAATTTATCTTTTTAAGTACTAGTGAAATCTATGTAGAAGGCAATGGGAATAGTGAAGACTCTATAATTTCAATTAATCCCAAAAACCAAAGAAATTGTTATATCTTAAGTAAGATTTTTGGAGAAGCATTTCTTTCTTTAAATAAAAGAATCAACTATAAAAATATTCGTCTCTGTCTTTGTTATGGAGAAGGATTTAAACCTTCAGATAAGAGAGTTTTATGCGAATTTATTTTCAAAGCGGTTGATAACAATTCTATCGAATTAATGGATGACGGTTCTTCTGTAAGAAGTTATATTTATATTTCTGATTGCGTAGAAGCTATCCTGAACATAGTTGAAAATGGGAAAGACAATCTTTATAATCTTGGTGGCAAAGAACTAATAACCATAGCCGATTTAGCTAATACAATATCTAAATTAACTGGTTGTTCAGTTTATCTTGGCAAGAAAGAGAATAAAATGAAAAATAGTCCAGATAAAGCTTATGTAGATATTTCAAAATATGAAAGCGAATTTGGAGTTTTAAATAAAACTCCTCTGGAATTAGGTATTTCAAGACTGATTGATTGGTATAAAAATTATAAAAATTAAAATATGAAAACTGATATTAGCGCATATATGACATCTATTCGCCCTTATAGATGGATGAAAATTCATGAAATGCTTTCTAAAACAGGGCTTTCTTTTGAAATTGTCATTGTTGGCCCAATTGAAGCTGATTTTGAATTGCCTCCAGAAATTAAATTCTATAAAAGCGATTTGAAACCGTCTCAATGCCAACATGCGGCTGGAATGTTTTGCAAATCAGATAAAATGCTTCAAATAGTAGATGATATTAATTATCAAGAAGGCGGCATTGAAGCAATGTATAATGAACTAGTAAAAAATGATAATGTAATGTCCACATGTCATTATTATTTAAATAATGAAGATTTTTCATTAAAGCAAAATATTGCTGGTTTAAATCTTCCTTATTTACCGTTATTGCCTGTATGTGGTATGTTTCATAGACAAGCTTTTTTAGATGCTGGTGGAATTGATAAAAGATTTCTAGGAGTTATGGGCGAATTAGATTTATACATGAGAATGAGTCAACTAGGATATAAAACAGTATTTGTTGATTTTATTTGTAATGAAAATACTGAATTTCAAGTTAAAGATCAAAGTAGTTTATGTAATAAATTTTGGAATATAGATAGACCAGCTATGGTTAATTTATGGTCAACTAATGGAAATTTATTTTTAATGAGAAATGATATTGTTAGAAAATATTCTAATATTAACCTTTTAACCGTCGAACAAAACTGAATAAATTTATGAATAAAGTTAATATTAAAGATATAGAATGTAATATAGGGTTTGAAATTAAAAATCAACTATTGCGCGAAAGTATTGAATCAAGTAATTTACTATACGAAAATATTAAAGATAAAGATTACGAAGACTATATCTTAAACTATATTAAGATTTTATCTACTGATTTAGTAAAAGCTGGTAAAGATAGGTCTATTCAATGGGAAGATGGTTGGCTTGAAAATTTTCAGTTATTTCAAAAAAGCGGGCAATTTACAGATTTGATACCTAAATATCATAGTAAAAATGACATAGCTAAGATTAATGGTAAAATTGTAAAAACATATTCTGAATACTTTGATTATTATCTTAATTCATTTTTTGTAGATTCAATTTTATTAAAATACGCAGATCAGTATGGGAAAATATTTGATTTTGGCTGCGGAACAGGCTATCACCTTTTTAGGTTAGAGCGCTATGATCCATCTAAACAATATTTTGGATTAGATTGGACAAAAGCTTCTCAAAGTATTATCGAGAGCTATTCAAAACACCAAAATAAAACGAATATCACTGGAATAAATTTTAACTATTTTGATCCAGATTATAGTGTTGACGTAAAAGACTCGTTAATTTATACTGTTGCTTCGCTTGAACAGATAGGTGAGAATCATGATAAATTCATTGATTTTATTCTAAAGAAAAAGCCTGGATTATGTATTAATTTCGAACCAATCGAAGAAGTATTAGATGAAAATAACCTAATAGATTATTTAACTATAAAATACTTTAATAAAAGAAATTATTTAAAAAACTACCTAACAAAATTAAAATCTTTAGAAAAAGAAGGAAAGGTAGAAATCTTATCCATTAAGAGATTGAATTATGGAAGCAAATTTATCGAGGGTCACACTTTAATTATATGGAAACCAATCTAAGCCTAAATGATATTGTAGAAAACAACCTAGAGTCATTCAAAGATTCCAGAGGAGAAATTTTTACAACTTACAAAAACGAATTCAAAGGACTTCACTTTAATCATGACAAAATTTGTTTCAGACATAAGAATGTATTAGTCGGAATACACGGAGACTTTAACACTCATAAACTAATCACATGTTTATATGGACAAGTCTTTGTGGCTTTAGTTGATAACAGACAAGAATCAAAAGATTATTTAAAATGCAAAACATTTATTATAAACGGTGAAGATAAAAAACAGCTATTCATTCCTCCAGGGATTGGAAATAGTTTTTTAGTCTTATCGGACACTTGTGTTTACAATTATAAATTGGCCTACGATGGAGAATATAATGATGTCGATAAACAGTTTACATTGAAATGGAATGATCAAAAGTATAACATTCCTTGGCCAATAAAATATCCAATTTTAAGCGATAGAGATAAATAGAATTATGAAAAGAAAAATTATTATCACAGGAGTCACAGGTCAAGACGGTTCTCACATGGCCGATTATTTACTTAAATATCCAAATAATTTCGTATATGGAGCGCACCGCCATTTGAGCGTTGAGAACCATGGTAATATCACACATTTAAAGAATCATCCAAGATTCCAAAAGATTGAAGTAGATTTAACAGATGTAGAAAGCATCAATAATGCTTTTAAACATCATCAGCCAGATTACTTTATTAATTTCGCCGCTAACTCTTTTGTCGGCAATAGTTGGAAAATGCCAATTAATCACATGCAGACAAATTGCATGGGTGTTCTTTCTTGTTTAGAAGCTATTCGAAACTTTTCACCAAATACTCGATTTTATAATGCTGGAAGTAGCGAACAATTTGGAGATGTGATTTATTCTCCACAAGATATTAATCATCCTTTTCGTCCTCGTTCTCCGTATGGCGCTGCAAAATGCGCTGCTCATCATCTTGTAAAAGTTTATCGCGACTCTTATGATATTTACGCTGTTCAAGGTATTTTGTTTAATCATGAAGGTGTCCGTCGCGGAGAGGATTTTGTGACTCGTAAAATCACCAAGAATGTCGCGAGAATCTACAACTCTAAAAGAAGCGGCGAATCTTTTGCTCCAATTGAGCTTGGAAACATCGACTCAAAAAGAGATTGGAGTGACGCTCAAGATTTTGTTCGCGGTGTTTGGATGATGTTGAATCAAGACTCTCCAAAGGATTACGTTCTTTCGGCAAATGAAACCCACTCAGTTCGTGAGTTTGTTGAGCTTGCTTTTAAAGCTGCATTTATCGAAGGAGATTGGATTGGAGAAGGCTTGACCGAGCGTTTCGTTGATAAAGAAACTGGCAAGGATTTGTTGATTATTAATCCAGCTTTCTATCGTCCAGCAGAAGTTGACCTTCTTTGGGGCGATTCAAGCCCAGCAAGACAAGAACTTGGTTGGACTCCAAAAACATCATTTTCAAAATTAGTTGAAAAAATGGTTGCATCAGACCTCCATTGGCCATATAATGATTAGTGGCTAAATCTAAAGAACCAAACAAGAAGCTCATAGTTTCCAAATTTGTCGAGATTCCCGCTAAATCAAAGCGGGAGTTTTGGCAAAGAGAATATGTATTGCTGAATCGTTTAGTTGAGAGATACGGTCTAGAATTCTTAAGAGATACGAGTTTCTCCTTAAAAGGAGACAGCTTAGCTATTTTATTTGCGCCAAAAATCCTTCAAGATTTAGATAAAAGATTCAAAATTTACAGCAGCGAATCTCGTATAACTAGGGAGCCTCAAATCATTTTGCAAGACGACCCATTGCATCAACCAATTTTAATTGAGCATAAACCCAAAACCATTAGAGATTTTTTAAATGAAAAAGACTAAAGAAACAGAAGACAAAAAAATCACTTCAAGCGAAATCCTTGACTCTTTCCTAAAGCAAAATTCGGAAGATCACTATAATTTTGAAGAGACAGTTGACTACAAGGTTTCAAGCGGATCATTGCAGCTTGATCTTCAATTGGGCGGAGGTTTTGGTCCTGGCCTGCACAGATTTGTGGGAATAAATGAGGGCGGAAAAACCAGTGAAGCTCTAGAAGTAATGAAGAACTTCTTGATTGAAATTCCAAACTCTAAAGGTTTTTACATCAAGGCTGAAGGTCGTCTTTCTCCAGAAATGCAAAAGCGTTCTGGAATCAAGTTTGTTTTCAGCGCCGAAGAATGGGTTGTTGGAACTTGCTTTGTTTTTGAAAGCAATATTTATGAAACTGTTGTGGGAGCAATGAGACAACTGGTTTCGAAGAACGAAGAAACAATTAAATTCTGCTTTCTCTTGGATGCGGTTGATGGTCTTATCGCCAAGAACGATATGGACAAGTCCTTTGAGGAAAGCGCGAAGGTGGCTGGTGGCGCAGTGATTGCAGCCACATTCATGAAGAAGCTCTCTATTGCGCTTGCAAAGCGAGGCCACATGGCCATCTTCATTTCACAAGTTAGAGCAGACATTAAGCTTGACCCATATTCTAAAGCTCCTATTCGCCAGACATCTGCTACAGGAGGCAATGCATTGCTACACTTTGCAAACTGGATTCTTGAGTTTGAACCTCGCTTTAAAGGAGATTTGATTCTTAAAAATGCTGGTGACAAGAGCATTGATTTGGAAAAAAATCCTCCAATTGGACACTGGGCAAAAGTCACAGTCAAGAAATCTCCAAACGAGAAAACCAATCTAACTATCCCATATCCTATTCGGTATGGCCGCACAGGCGGCAAGTCTATTTGGATTGAGAAGGAGATTGTCGATCTCCTCTTGGCTTGGGAGCTTGTCAATAAGAGTGGTGCTTGGTTCTCTCCAAGCGAAGATTTCTTGCAGCTACTAGCCGAAAACTCTCTGACATTCCCACCTAAAATTCAAGGCGAAGCATCTCTTTTTAAGGTTGTCGAGGAGGACACAGCACTTCTTAGCTTTTTGATTGAATATTTTCGCAAAATGATCGCCAATGAAGTTTAAAACTTTAAATGGGAAAGAGAAGCTGCTGAAAAATGCGTCAAAATATCTAATTAATTGGCGAACGAAAACTCGCAGCAAATTCCAAGACGAAGTTAAAAAGTTTTTAAAAGCATATTGGAATGATGATTTTGTGTTTGAGGAGCTAAGGCTCGTTGACACAAGAATGACTTTTGACTTTTATAATGCAAACAAAAAAATTGCAATTGAGGTCCAAGGTCAGCAGCATACAAAATTTGTTCCTTTCTTTCACGGCAATAGAAATAAATTTTTACAGCAATTAAAAAGAGACAATAAAAAGCTAGAATTTTGCGAGATGAACGGCATCAAACTTGTTGAAATTTATTCTGTTTCAGAATTGAATAAAGATTTTTTTGAATCGTATGAAATTTATCTGTAATATAAAACATGCTGAATAATAAAATCAAAGAAATTCCTCAGTTCGAAATGCCTTCAAACTTTATCGAACAAATCTATGAACTCAGCGGCAACGCAGACAAGTATAAAGGCGTTCTGCTAGCTTATGTTTCAGAAGACGGAACACCAGTCATCTACTGCAAATATGATTCTCAAGTTGTAGAATTCGGCATGAGAAAAGCTTTGGAAAAATATCTTCAAAATTCAGACGAAGCTGAAACCGCATATAGTCTTGGAGAAGAAGAAAATGATGAAGATGATGTTGACGAAGATTGATTCCTGAGTATCGTAATAGTAGCATGATCTACTCTTATGAACTTGAAAAGCAATTGCTGGCAGCACTCATTAAAAAGCCAGAGAACTATTTCGAAATCTCTGCATTCATTAATGAAAAAGACTTTTATAGTGAAGACAACAGTTTAAATAAAACAATCTTCACAATCGTTCGCCAAGCCCTAGAGGCGCACGAAGAAATTGATGACGTAATCATCGCGCAACGAGTCCAAAATCTTGGAATCTCGTTTGATGATGTGGTAAACGTGGCAGAATACGTCAAGAGTCTTGGCATGAGAAAGGTAGCCGATGGCAGTCTCATTAAAACAGCCAAAGAACTTAAAAAGTACACTATTCGCAGAGAGATTTTTGAATCCTCTCAAAATATTGCGAAAAAGATGAAAACTTTGCCAGCAGAAAGTTCCTATTCGGAAATCATTTCTGTAGCTGATAAAGAATATAACAGCCGCATCAATCAATATGAGGTTGGCAATGATTCTCCAGAAAACATCTACGATGAGATGGAATCAATGATTGAAGACAGGGGCGCAAATCCTGTTACCGAATTTGGGATGATGGGTCCGCATGAAAAGATTAACAGTATTTATGGTTCTCTTTTGCGACCAGGAAATATTACTGTTATTGTTGCTCGATCTGGCGTTGGTAAGACTCAGTTCTGCATGGACTATTCAACCAAAGTCAGTTTGTCATACAATGTTCCAGTATTGCATTTTGATAATGGCGAAATGAGCAAGGAAGAATTGATTATGCGCCAATGCTCTGCCCTCAGTGGGGTTCCTATGCACTTGATTGAAAGCGGTCAGTGGTTGCGTGCAGGAAAAGAAACAGTAGATAAGGTTCGCAACATTTGGGCCAAAGTTAAGAAGCTGCAATTTTATTACTATAATGTTGGCGGCTTGGATGTTGATTCGATGATCAATACATTGAAGAGATTTTACTATTCAAAAGTTGGTCGCGGCAACAAGATGATTTTTAGCTTTGACTACATCAAAACAACATCTGATAGCACAGGCTCCAATAAAACAGAATGGCAAATGGTTGGAGAAATGGTTGATAAATTTAAACGATGCGTTCAGAAAGATATTCTATATGATGGGTTACCAATCATTTCGATGATCACTTCTGTTCAGTCAAACCGATCTGGCATCACCAATAATCGCAACTCTCAAAACGTTGTTGACGATGAGAGCATCGTGTCTCTATCTGATCGAATTACTCAATTCTGTTCTCACATGTTTATTCTAAGAAACAAAACAACAGATGAAGTCCTGAATGAAGGAGTTAGATTTGGAACGCACAAGCTTATCAATGTAAAAGCTCGACATTTGGGCAAAGATATTGCTGGTGCAGTAGAAGCCGTGCGCGTAGGCGATACACTTCGCAAGAATTTCATTAATTTGGAATTTAAGAATTTTAACATCACAGAAAGAGGCGACCTTCGAGACATTGTTGAATTCAATGATATTGGCGAAGGTGCCGAAGAAAATGGAAGAAATACTGCTCCCGATTTTGATGAACTCTGATCAAATAAAAGGCTCTCTTGAAAAGCTAGGTTACACTCTAAAAGATTTTGGAAATCATTGGAGAACAAAAGCTCTGTATCGCGGCGGCGATAATCCAACAGCGATTAAAGTGTATAAGAATAGCGGAGTGTGGCAAGACTATGTTCAAGGCAACACTTCTCTGCCTCTTGCTAAACTGGTTGAATTGACGCTGCAAACCAAAGACCCAAAAATCATCAAGCAGTATGTTAGTTATAGCCAAGAAGTTCAAACGCATTATATCGCAAAAGAAAAAATAGAGATGGATAAAATTTACCCCAAAGAATGCTTAAATAGACTTTTTCCAAACTTCTCCTTTTACAAGAAGCGCGGAATCAGTGAAGAAACACAGAAGCTTTATCAGTGTGGTTTGGCTGGGAATGGCCAAATGTATCAAAGAATAGTGTTTCCGATTTATGAATCTAACGCAGAAATCTTTGGATTCAGCGGTAGAAAAATTAACGACAACAACGAATCTCCCAAGTGGAAGCATGTTGGCACAAAAACAAAATGGGTTTACCCAGCATTTGTTCCAAGAGAGCAAACAGTTGATTCTATTATTGACGAAAAGAAAGAGGTTATTTTAGTAGAAAGTATTGGAGACAGCTTGGCTTTGACAGAAGAAGGTTATGCAAATAACCTCGTTACTTTTGGATTAGACTGCTCTCCAGCGCTCTTGAACTATCTCTGCTCCAAAGACTTGCGTAAGATCATTATCGCCACAAATAACGATAATGAGAAGCAAAAGAACCATGGTAAAATCTCTGCCATGAAAAACTATATGAAACTCATTCAATTTTTTGACTTTGAGCAGTTGTCGATCCAACTGCCTTTGGCAAATGATTTTGGCGATATGAGACAGAAAGAAATGTCATTCAAGGACTGGTATCAAGAGTCAAATGTTTCTCAAGAAGCTAAATTAACTGATTATAAAGATTTCTGCTCTGCCAATCGTACTTCTTTTCAAGAAAAGAAATTGGAGAAATTTTTTAAAAAACTACAAAACTTTGGAATCTAAAAACCGAACATCACTATCAGCAAGTCGTATCAAAACTGCTCAATCATGCAGTTGGAAGTATTGGTGTTCTTATCGTTTAAAATTGCCTGATAAAAGCAATGACGGCGCTCGAAGAGGTTCAATATGTCACTTAGTTTTTGAATGCTTGGGCGAAAACCGCCACAAAAAACATTTTTCTCTCATCATTAAGAAGAGAGATGTCTTTTCTAGCAAAGCTATTGAAAGACTAATTCGCAAACATGCGAAAAAAGAAGGAGTTAATGACGAAGATAATATCAAGCAGATTTGTGATATGACACTTGCTGGTCTTCAATACGACTTCTTTGGAGCAGAAAATGGCAAACCTTCAGAAGCTTTGAGCGAGCAAGATTTTGAAATTGATGTTAAAGAAGGCAAGTTTGATTACAGAATCAAAGGCTTTATTGACAAACTCTTCCTTTACAAGAAGCAGGGGCTAGCTATCATCCGCGACTTTAAAAGCAGTAAAGAAGTTTTCAAGGGAAAAGACCTTGAGAATAACTTACAAGATTTGATGTATTCTCTTGCTGTTAAAAAGCAATTTCCAGACTATAACAATCGCTGTTCTGAATTCCTATTTTTAAAATTCTTACCAAATGAAAAAGGCGTTGTTAGGATGCCAGCACTAACAGAAGAAGAGTTAGACGGTTTTCAATCTGAGCTAACTGAAATCCAAAAATACTTGGATAATTTTGATATTCAAACGGCATTTTCTAATTTAGCAGCTAGACAAGATTACCCCAAAGATAATTCTTTTAGTGGTCCTTTGCAATGCGGAAGAGCCGTTCGCAAAGGTCAACTCAAAAAAGATGGCAGCTTAATGTATCATTGCCCATATAAATTTGATTTTTACTATTATAAAATTTGCGACATGAAAGGCGTAATGATTGCCTCATGTTTCTTGGAGGACTTTGACGAATACATTAAAAAGTATCCCGAAGATAAATATCTTTATCAGACAATGTATTATGGCGGCTGTCCAGGGTTCAATAAAGGAATTGACAGATAGAACGTATCATGCTAGATTAAAGCATGATTCCACTCTTCAAGAGCACATATAGTATAGGAAAGTCGATACTAACACTAGACGATCCAAAAGAAACCAAAGAAGGCGGTTCTGATAGCATCATCTCGATTGCGAAAGAAAACAAATTGTCCGAAATCTTTCTGGTGGAAGATTCAATGATCGGCTTTTTGGACGCTCATCAGAAATGCAAAGAGCATGATATTCAATTAATTTTTGGCTCTAGAATATCTTGCTGCAACTCTGTATCAGAAGAAGATAAGAAATCTTCCGAACATAAGATTGTTGTCTTTGCCAAGAACGACAAAGGTGTTAAAAATTTAACTCGCATCTTTTCTTTGGCGAATCAAAAGAATGGTGGCTTTGTTGACTCTGTATCTCTACAGAATAACTGGTCAGACGATTTGATGCTGTGCATTCCATTTTACGATTCTTTTATTTATAATAATAACTTTAGAGGCAAACAATGCTTGCCAAACTTTAAGTTTACAAAGACGACTTATTTTATCGAGAGTAATGATTTACCATTTGATCATATTCTAAAAGCTAAGGTCGAAAAATGGGCATCCGCATTTGGCGATAGCATTCAGAAAACAAAGTCTATTTACTATAAAAATCGCAAAGACTTTGAAGCTTGGCAGACATACAAATGTTTGTGCAAACGCGCTTTTGGTAAAGAGCAGTCGCTCTCCAGCCCAAACTTGGAACATTGTGGCAGCGATTCATTCTCTTGGGAGGCATTTAAAAATGAAAGATAATTTCAGTCCTTGCGTTTCCATTTACAGACATGAAATTATCCGACTTAGATATACAAAATTTTTTAAATGATTACTACGTTAATAAATTAACAGTTAAAATCTGTTGCAAAAAATATAATATTGGGAAAAGTACGGCCTTAAAAATATTAAAGGAATTCGGTAATGGAGGGAGAAAGCGCGATGAGTATAACAATAATAAATATTCTTGTAATGAATCATTTTTTGAAATGATAGACTCGCACGAAAAAGCTTATTGGTTTGGTTTTATTTGCGCAGACGGTAACATTTATAATCAAAAATTACAAATAGGCTTGCATCAGAAAGATGAAAGTCATTTATTAAAATTTTGTAAACGTATTAATTATAATGGACCTATTTATAATGATGGAACATCCAAGAAATTAATAGTGTGCCGCAAACAGTTAGTTCAAGATTTAAAAAATTTAGGTTTGCAAGAGAACAAAACACTCTTAATTAATCAAGAAATTTTTCATCAAATTCCTAATAAATATGTAAGATCAGCTATTTTAGGATATATAGATGGAGACGGTTCATTTTCCAAAAAAGGCAGTGGAATAAATTTTAGTTTACTAGGTAATTATTTATTTTTGAATTTCGTTGTTAGCTTTTTGAAAGAACGCGGCATTTCATTGACTGAGCCAAAAAAAGACAAAAGAACAAAACAGACTTATTATATTAATAAATATCTTTCAAAAGAAAATCGTTGCAAAATGGCTGAGATATTGTATAGTAATGGAAGCTCCGACTTTCTAGAAAGAAAACGAAATAAACTTATTTATGAGAAATGACCTTTTGAGATTTAATTTTAATCAAAAATATCTAATTTTAGATTGCGAAACAGAAGGGCTTAATCTACTTCATTCAAGACCTTGGCAAATCGCATGGATTGAAGCTATTGGTAAGAAGATTATTTCGCGTCAAGAGAGATACATCTATTGGCCAGACTTTAAAATCAGTGATGGTGCGGCGAAAATCACTGGTTTTAATTATGATAAATATCGTGATCTTGCTCGCGATCCAAAAGAAGTTTGGGACGAATTCGCTCCTTTTTTAGAAAGGGATAGCAATAAAATCATTGGCCAAAATATTCTTGGGTTTGATGTTTATATGCTTAATTCTTGGAGAAGAGCGATGGGCTTAGATTCAAGCTTTGATTATGTTGACCGTGTGCTTGATACAAAAGCTTTGGCAATGGCTATTGCTAAGGAATGCAGGTCTGTTGATTGCGATGACCTTATCTGCTGGCAGTATCGCTGGTTAAATCATCGAGAAAAAGGAATTAAAACCAGTCAAGCTCACTTGTTAAAACATTATGAAATTCCTCACGACCCTAGTAAATTACATGACGCACTTTATGACATTGAAATGACATTCCAAATTTTTCAAAAACAAATCTATGACATCGAAATTTGACAAAGCTCTTACGGTACAGAAATATGAGGACGGATGGTATTGGCACTGTTCTTTAGGAAAGCCTTATGGACCATTCAACACAGAACTTGAGGCTATTGAATCTCTTAAATTTTACTATTTATAATCAAAATGTTAAAAGAATTTCAAAAATATCAGCAGCCAACACTTCCTGGCGTAAAACTTCCACAAATCATCATTGAACAAAAATACTATGATATTCTTGGAATCCCAAACACCTCTTCAAATTATCAGTTTCTTCGTAAGCTATGTCACAAGGGAGTTTTAGAAAAAGAAATTGACAAAAAACAAAACGCTCAAATTTATTATGAGCGCGTGAAAACAGAGCTTAGCTTATTTGAAGAGCTTGGGTTTATTGATTATGTTCTCTTAAATTGGGACATTTTAAAATTCTGTCATGAGAATGAAATTCCTACTGGGCCAGGACGAGGTTCTGCCGCTGGTTCTTTGGTGTTGTATTTGATTGGCGTAACTAAGGTTGATCCGATTCAGTATGAATTATACTTCGAGCGATTTGTTTCGAAGAGTCGAGCAAAAAAGATTATCGTTGATGGAGAAACTTATTTGGACGGCTCTCTGCTGGCAGACGTTGATAACGATATTGCTTATGAACGCCGCCAAGAAGTGATTAAATTTATTGAACAAAAATACTCTGGTAAAACATGCAAAATTCTTACGCTCAATACTTTGAGCAGTAAACTTTGCGTAAAGGAATGCGGAAAACTTGTTGGCGAGCTACCAGAATCATCAGTAAATGAAATCAGCGACTTGATTCCCAAGAAATTTGGTAAAGTTGCAAGCCTCAAAAATGCTTGCCAAGAAAATGATAAGTTTAGAGAATGGGCGAATGAAAATAAAAAAATCTTTGAAATCGCTCAGAAGCTTGAGGGCTTAATTAAAAATACTGGCGTTCATCCATCAGGCATTGCAATTAGTCACTATGACTTGGAAGAAATTATGCCTCTTCAAACAACGGGCGAAGGCGATCTTGTTTCTGGCTATGACATGAATGATGTTGCTAGTTTGTGTGTTAAGTTTGATATTCTTGGCTTGCGCACTCTTTCAGTAATTCATGATGTCTGTAAGCAGATTGGTTTTGACATCACAAAACTAGATATGCAGAGCGAAGAGATTTATAGCTATCTACAAAATCTACAAACTCCTCAAGGACTGTTTCAAATTGAAGCTGATACAAACTTCAAAGTCGCTCAAAAAGTGAGGCCAAAAAATCTAGAACAGCTATCTGCTGTGGTAGCTATTGCTCGTCCTGGAGCTTTAGACTTCTTGGACCGATACGCCCACTATGTTAATGTTGGCGATTTTCAAAGCGTGCATCCTTTCTTTGATGATGTTCTTCAATACACTGGTGGTATTCCACTGTATCAGGAGCAGCTAATGAGAATGGCGGTGAAAGTAGGCTTTACTCTTGACGAGTCTGAGCAGCTTCGCCGCATTGTAGGAAAGAAGAAAGTGGATCAAATGGCGGCTTGGCAAGATAAAATTAAGGAAAAAATTGAACAAAACAATCTTGATCCTGTCATTGGAGAAGTGTTATGGAAAGTTGCAGAAGATTCTGCAAACTATTCTTTCAACAAATCCCACTCTATTTCTTATGCAATTCTTGCTGCGTGGACTCTTTATCTAAAGTTTAAACATCCTCAGTATTTCTTTTTGAGTTTGTTGAAAATGACACAGTTTGAGCCTGATTCATACTCAGAGATTAACAAAATCACCCAAGAG